ATGACGGAACAGATGGGCTACCGCAATGTAGATCGCGTATATGCTCTTGCAAGCCAAGGCAAATTCTCCAAGACTGATGAAAACGGCAAGCAGACGCTAGACCTACTGGCTTTGTCGATGATGACCTACATGGCCTCGAAGGTAATCGACAAAGAGGATGTGAACGCCGTCGTATATCAAGACCGTGCCTACTGGTGTTATTGGGAGGGTTGGGACAAGATGATAGAGGGTATGGGCATGGTCATCGACTCCAAGGAACATGATTTAGACACTGCCGCAGAAACAACAATGGCCCGCACACGGACAGCGCGAAACCGACTGAGCCGTGGTGCAAAGTTTTTACAAGAGCAGGGCTGTATAAAGCAGCTAAAGGCTCCGATTCCTCTAGCGGGGAAGAATGCCATCTGGCTTCTGTTGCTTGGTAATGAGAGGGAGAACCGCGAAGCTGAGCGAATCGCCCGATTGTATTTCAATCTTCCGCCCATGAAAGCGTAAATACGCGAAAACCGCCCCTCCGTCCAGCGTTACTGCTGGGGGAGGGGCGGTGGTATTTATTCGCTGCGACTACTTGCCGGCCATGCGTGCCGGGTTGTATGCGACTCCGAATCCGCCTGCGATGATGCCTGCGGCGGTGCTGACGAATCCGCCGATGCCGGCATGGCCGAAGCTCATGAGGCCCAAGCCGATCACGGATGCGATCAGGGCGATCACGTAGATGATGGTGCGCACGGTGTCGCTGAAGACTGGCGTGTATCCGTCTGCGTGCTTGGCCTTGTCCACGTCCGCGCTCCAAGCGTCGAGCACCTTGTCGAGATCGGTGTCGGACAGGGTGGCGACATTCGGCGTGATGTCGGTCGTGGTGTCCGGCGTGGCGTCGATTACCGTGTTGGCGGTGATGCCGTTGCCCGCCGCGTCGGCGGGATCGGGGATGCCGTCGCCCGTGAGACCGGCGGTGCCGGCTGTGGTGGTGTTCTGTTCTGTCATGATTCCTCCTTAATTATTACTTGAGGGCCTGTTCGAGCCGGGTGGCCCACGGCGCGGTCTTGCTTCCAAGGGCGAAGCACGGCAGGGTGTGTCCGCACTGTTCGGCGACCATTTGCAGGGCCTTGACCTGATCCGGGTGGGACAGATTATGGATACGCTGCCCGTCGAAATAGACGAGCCTGTTTTCGCCGTTGGGCTGGATGATGCACTGCATCATATCCTCCTCATCATTGTTGGTTGTGTCGGCGGTTCCGCCGAGTATCTGGTTAGCGCGTGCGAGCAGCCTATCGACCGGCAGCCCGTTGACGCACCTGTCCGGGCATCCGAAATGGTCGGTGCCGGGCACCTCGCGGTGCAGCCACACATTGCCGGCGCGATTGCCGGAAGCGTCATGGACGAGCTGTTTCCACCCGTGGCGTCTGGCGATGTCCGCGCACAGTCTGGCCGAAGCCTCGACCTCGGCGTCCGTGACCGGGATGCCCGCCATGCCGCCCTCATGCTCGATGGTGATGCCCGAGCAGTCCGACCGCCAGTTGGCGTCGGCCCAGCTGCCGTCGGCCTCATCCACCCACTGCCAGACCTCGCCGACCGAACCGACGCCGTAATGGCTGGCTGCCCGGAAATCGGCTCGCTGGAAGCAGCTGTCGGTGCCCGCCAACCTGCCGACCATGATGTGCAGGGTGATGTGATTGACACTCAAACCCCTCCGCCCCTGGTAATGATTGGGTGAGCCGCGCCATCTGGCGAAACTAGCGCCTGTCATGCTCTCTGTCCTTCCCGCCCCGAGTCAAGGGGCAATAGAAAAGCCATCCCGGAATGGGATGGCCTTGAAAACCGGTGTGAAAATCAATGCCTGTGCGCGCTGCGATTGAATATGATGACGAGCGCGAGCAACAGCAGGTATATGCCGCCTGCGGTCAATGCCGGTCCTCCTGTATGTGCGCGTCGAGGATGTCGTTGCGCATTTCGGTGCCGACGCCGTTGCCTCCCAGACCGTGGTAGGCGCGATAAATGCGTTCGGCGGTCTGTTTCGTCTCGACGGTGCATACGCCGCCGTTGTCCACCATTTGTTGGTGCAGCAGTTCGAGCTTGCAGAACAGCAGCTCCTTAACGCCCTCGTGCAGCGGGTCGCGCCTGTTGTCGATCCTGTCGAGCACCCATGGGACGAGCGCTCCGAAACCACCGGAACCGATGATGGCGACGATGATGGTGATTGCTTCCTGATTCACCTATGCCTTCTTACGTCAAAACCACGGGTCGAGAAGGTTCTGCTGCACCTCCGCGCGGTATTCCTCCGGCACTTCGTCCAACGTCTTGCGTCCGGCCTTGACCAGACGGGTGTACATGCGGACCGCTGCGGCATGATTGAATCTAACCATTGTTCTCACTCCTTATCCTTGTTGTCGGCGGAATCGTCGGCGGTGTTCCTGCCGTCGGCGTTGGCATCGGTGGAATCCGTCGTACCCCCGTTCTCGCCCGCCATCAGGTCGGCCAGCAGTTGCGCGTTGTCCAAACTCGCCTGTTCCAACGCGCTCACACGGTCGAGCACCGGCTTGGAACTGGTCGTGTCACCCTCGAACAGGACATCCGCCTGATCGATGGCCTCCTGCTCCATGAGCGGCAGAATCTGATAGGATTCGACTGCCGTGTACTCCACGTATTCCGGCTGATTGTCGGTCGCCTGATGGGTGACGGTCCTGATGTTGCGGCGGATGCGGATGTCGGCCAGTCCGTCATCGCGGAGATGGTAGTCCACTTTTTCCAACGGGGTTGCGGAAGAGACGTTCTGAATCATCTTGCTGTCCTTTCTTTCGGCTTGCCGCGACGGTGTTTCTGGCGCGGCGGACGATTTGATCGACGTTGTTTCGACGCCGGTATTGGATGGAATCGCTGTTTTTGAGCCAGCCGTAATAGCTGGCGCAACGGTATGCGAGCCGAAGACTCGTAGGATTCCGCGCGTATCGGCGGAATGAGCGTCGTGCGCGCAGGAAGATGCCCGCCCTGACGCCGGTATGGTCCGGGTAGAAGGTGAATCCCACCATGTCGATTGGCTCCACGCCGACGTGCTTGACGTTCCATGTCGGATGGATTTCGAGACGGAGCGTGTCATGCAGGTAGGCGCGTATGCGTTTGACGGCGATGGTCAGGTCACGCTTCGATCTGCCGACCAGGAGAATGTCGTCCATGTAGAACAGCATGTGCGTCACGAGTCGCCTGGTGGTGGTTTCGCCTGTCCTGCGGTTCACGCGCTCCTTGCTTAGATGCCGTTCGCAATAGTGGTAGGCGTAGCTCAGATAGTAGTTGGCGAGCCATTGGCTCAGATAGGAGCCGATGTTCAAACCATCATCGCCCGCGTATTGGTCGATGAGATGGAACGTCAAATCCAGCAGCCGCCTGTCCCCTACGTCACGTGAGAGCAGGCGTTTCAACACTTCACGGCTGATGCTTGGATAGCATTTGCGCACGTCCAGTTTCACGAACGCTTTGCTGGATGGTTCGCGCACCCATCGTTTGATCGCCCGGCGTGCGTCGGCTATGCCCCTGCCGGGGATGCTCGCCGTCTGCCAACTGCCGACCTTCGCGCGGAATAATGGCATCAACGCCGTACCGCAGACGTAATCGTAGATCTGATGGCGGATGCTCTCGCGTCCGATGATGCGTATCTTGCCTGAGATCGGTTCCACACGGCGGAAGTAGCGGATGGGCGCGAACCTGTATTCGCCGCGTCCTATCTCGTCTGCTATCTGCCGTGAAAGCGAATCCAAGTCGGGATGGCGGCTGAGGAAGTCGTTCACGTCCCTGCGGGAGCGTTTGCCTTTGAGGAACCGTTCGATGCAGTCGCGCACGAACGCGGGTTCGGTGATACGACTGTGTTTGCAATATGTCTTCATGAAAGCTATAGGGGGAATGTTGGCGGCGTTCGCAATGTGCTACCAGCCGCGTGCTTGATTTGATTTTCGGCATGGCCGAGGCTTGCCCTCTCGCATATCCCCGAAAGCGGAGGGTAGTCGTGACGGAAAATGGTTAACCCTTATGTGCGACCGCCGCAGTTCCACCACGCGTTCGAGAGGTCGTTCCTGCCGTTCGCGTTGAACAACCCGCAGTGCGAGCCGTCCCTGAGATTGCCACCGCGCTGCAAGAGCAGGAGGAACCCGGCGAAACCGTCACGAATCCCCGAAATATCACCAAGAGTCATACGAGGGTGATGAGGGGGCTTTCGCCCCCTCGCTGGCGCTCACCCCCAACCGCCCGCACTAGGCGTGCGTGCGGCCAAGAACGGATAGGCGACCGCCGCAGGCCCACCACGCGTCCGAGAGGCCGTCCCAGCCGTCCGCGGCGAACAACCCGCAGCGCGAGCCGTCCCTGAGATCGCCACCGCGCCGCAATTCGTGCAGTCCCGGAGCGCTGATCGGGTTGATGATCAGAGCGTCGGTCAGACCGCTGGCGCTTGTCGCGCCGACACCGGTGGGCAGCAGGAATCCGTGCTTCTCAACGAAGTCGGTCTGCCACTGCCACTGGTTGTCGGTCCTGTCGTTGACGGCTGGATAGTCGCCCACATGCACGTAGTCGGCGGTGATGGCGGTGCCGCTCGCCTTGGTGGTGTCGAACACTTTCCACACTTCGGTATGGCCGGAAGTGTCCGAATCCTTCACGTTCTTCAGGATGATGTCGCCCTCGGTCTCGTAGACTCCGGCGAACAGTTCGATGCCCTGCAACTTGATCGGCTGATGGGTCTTGGACACGTCCTCGCGGGGGATGCCGTCGTTGCCGAGCACACCATCCGTCGAACCGGTCAGGTACGGCATTTGGGTGACATGCATGGCCGTCGTGGTCGTGAAGGCCGCGCCGGACACGTTGATCGCGGTGGTGGCCGTGTCCACGACGGTCTTGCTGATGACCTTGCGGTATGCCGCCGCCGCGCCGGTCGTGGTGTCTCCACGGTCGGTGCCGGTGCCGACGCTCACGTAGGAGCCGAGGTCGATGCCTGCCGCGTCAGTGGCCTTGACCAGCGCGCGCGTGACGTTGGTTTCGGCCTTGCTGACGTTGACCTGAGCGGAACCGTTGAAGTCGCCGCCCAAATAGCGTTCGATGTCCTTGGTCGCGTATTTGAGCATGTGCATGAGCTGCATGTAGAACGTGTCGGCTGAGGTCTTTCCACTGTAGCCCTTGCCTTTGCTGGTGGGTACGGCCACGGAGCCTTGTTCGCTCATGGAGGCCGGAATCTGACCCGAGACGGACGCGGCCTTGCCGCCATAATTGGACAGCGGGTATTTCGCGTACGCCATGCACGGGCGGAGCGAACCGTCCGGCAGCAACGCGCCCGGCATCGGCGAATAGCCGTCGTACTGCGTGTCCGAATACCAGATGGTGCAATGGTTCGTGTCGAACTCGAACCGGTAGAAGCCGGGAGTGGTGATGACGAACACGTCGCCATTCGACCCGTCCTTCGCGTAATTGCCGGCCAAGCCCTTGACGGCCTTCACGACCGGCGTGCCATCATCGGCCACCGCAACGTTCGCGTCGAACACGCGGAACGCGCTCAAACCAGCGTAATCATCACGTCCGGCACGATAATTCGAGCTTGGTACGACGGTCAGACCGGCATTGTCGCCGACCTTCACGCCGTCCGACGAATTGGAGAAGCTATAGAGCGGGAAACGCACGCCATACGTGCGCCCGTCACGATGCGCGGCGAAATACTCGCGCACATTCGACACGACATGTTTCGCACCGTCGTAGGCGAACTTGGTGCCATCCACGACACCATTCTTCTGCGCACGCTCCAAACGGGCGTAATCACGCAGACGCAAAAACTTATCAGGATTAGCCAAAACAAACCTCCTTGAAATCAGGCGTTAATCGTGGACAGGGCCCAATCCACATCGGACTGGTCGATATCAGCCAACGGATTACCCGTCACGGATGGCATGAGCGTGCTCGCATCCACATCGACCAGATCGGCGAACGCCATGGGCGTGCTCGAATCCGGCACCTGCACGCATCGGACGAAACGCCAGGCGTCCGGCGATTCGCCCACCGTCACCTCGTAGGCGAACGTGCCGTCGGTCGGCGGAACGGTGACGGTGGCAGTGCCGCTTTCCGACAGTCGCACGTCGAAAGAGTCGCGCACGACGATGCGCTTGCCGACCTTGAACCGTTCGGTCGGCACCACATGCACCAGTTCGCCGGCCAGGACCGCGACGCCATCGGCGCTTGGATGGCCGAAATCGAAATTAATCTGAGTCAACATAACCTCCTAAAAACAGTGATGAGGAACAATAGGAAAACCCGCACACCCGCCCGTCCAACGGAAACACGACGATGTGTGGGATTATTCAACGGAATTGGAAAGGAACCAATGCTTTTCGACACATTCGTGACCACCGTTTGGAAACCCTCGTGCGCGAAACTCCGCGAATGCACCAAAGTAGGCTGAAACCGCAGGACGGGAACGCGATGATGCTCTGATCGGCGAGCGGACGGAACGCTTCAGGGATATGCTCCTGAGCATTCGTGTAATTCTGTGTTCCGCCGCCGGTGAACTTGACGTTGCCGTTGATCGTGACGATGCGGCCGACGCGACACAGGGTGAGACTGTTATTCGTATACGGCGGTTTCCATTGCTGGGTTACGGAATTCCACACCATCGGGCACCGGAATGATCTTCGAGAAGCATTGGACGATATCGGACGAGCCCACGCCTCCGATAATCGTCACCGACCCGTCAGTTCCCCACCTCGCCTGTTTGCTATACGTGGTGCCGTTCACGTTCGCGACGCACCCAAGATCGACCGTTCTGGAGGGCTTCACGCCCGCTTTGAACAGCCAGACAGTGAAATCGCCGACGCGCACGGTGCTTCGGAACGAAGACAGGTCCACGAAAATCAGACCGTCTTTGACCGTGATGGTGTTCGAAGCGCCATAAGCAAACGGAACGAATGATGAGGCGTCCTGCCATTTCAGTTGGCATGTCTGGGTTACGGAATCCCACAAAGCCACCCTCGGAGTGAACAGGCGCACCGGAGTGCCGACCGTGATGCCGTCGAGCGGGATACGCCACAACGGCATGTATGCGTCAACCGCGCCGGACAGTATCTTCCCTGACGGAATGGTCGGGTCGGCGGCGGCATTCGCGTTCGGCGTGCCCTTCAACACGGTCAATTCCACATTCTCATTGCCGTTGGAGGCGTTGCGGTGGTAGTGCGCGCAGATGATGTCATTGCGTTTCATGCCCTGCGATCCGTTGGAGATCGTCACCGATTCCGCCGCCGTGATATGCCAGTCCAAACCCTGGATCGACGCGCAACCCGTACCGATGGTGGCCCTGTTCGCACTGCCCATCGTGCACTTGAACGCGTCACCCCAGTCGAACACCACGTCGGACTTCGAGAACTTGGCCTGATGAATGATTGCCTTGTCCTCGCTTGAAATATGGGCCGTGCCGGCCTTGCCGTCAACCAGTTCGATGGTCACTTTTCAACCTCCTTCAGCCATGCTTCAAACGAAGCGTCATCCTGCTGCATGAACGTCATGAAAGACGTATTGCATTGGGAACATAATTCGTAGATGTCGGGCGGCACATCATCCGCGATGCGGGTCGCCTTGCCAGCCGAATACCGGCGCACGGTGTACCATTCCCGCGCCTCAGTGTCACCGGCGGCGACATAAGCGGTCTTGCCGCACTTGTCGCACACGTATTTCGAGTAACCGTCAGATTTCACTAGCCTATCCTTTCAAACGTGAAACAACCAAGCGAAGGCAACTGCCTCCACGTGCCGCCGAAATCAACGGAAGGGTTGACACCGGTCGTGTTCTGGACCACGTATCCGATTGGGAACACGACCCTCCCGGAAGTGCCGCCGCCGACATGCGCGCTGATGACACCATCCACGCTCACGATCGAGGAACCGTCCACCCTCACGCCACCCAACACGTCCGTGGACGCCTTCGGCAGCGTGTAGGCGTTCGCGCCCCGTTCGACCGAAGCGAGCTTCGACCGCTCGTCATCGGTCATCATGCCCGACTTCGCACTGTCGGCCACGCTCTTGGCCGCATCGGCGACGTTCTTCGCGTTCTCGGCGGTCTGATTCGCTTTGCCGATCTGCGCCGCGAAACCGGAAGCCGTCCTGTTCGCCGCATCGGCGACCTGCCTGACGGCATCCAAATCCTCGGAAGCGACCTCCGCGTTGATAGTGCCGCCTGAAATCGACAGGCCACGGCCAGCCGTCAAAGACACGCCACCACCAGTCGAACCCGAAGACGAAGAGGAACTCGTATAATTCGAATATTCCGTCTTCGAGGAAGCCGCGTCGCCAACCTCATACGATACGGACAACAAGCCGCCAGACAGTTTCACGATCTTCTTCAACACGACGGCAGTAACCGTCAGACCAGTGACATGATCGCAGCCCGCAACCCTATCGCCCACATCAAGCGACAAGCCGTCATGCACAGTCACATCGACAGCGCCAGCGCCCTGCAAATCCTGCAACTGCTTCTTCGTCTGCTTGTCCAACTCGTCCTTCTCGGCGGACGAGTAATCATAGACTGCGGCGATTTCGTCACGACCACCGAACGTGCGCGTATTGGACACCTTGCCGGAACCATCCGCATAATAGTGGACGACCAGACGATTCCTCAAATCACCCTTGCCCAAGCCGATCATATGGTTGATACGCCGGTAATCCTTCGTGATGGAAAAATCAACCAGATCGGAATCAACCGTATCATTATGGTCAACAATCGGCTTGGCATACATCCATACAGTGCCGTCAACCTCCTGAAACATGAGTTTCAGATCATTCGCCGCCAACATCCTGCGGATGCCATTATACGCAGTGCAATACCGGTCGAACCGGAACGTTGGAATCGTTTTCGTGGAATCCGCGCGAACCTTGAACACGTCAGCCAAGCCAATACGGGCCAACAGGTTCGACAACACCTGATTCACAGGGCCGGACACCTTCAGATAATCCTGCCCCGAATCCGGCTGCAACACCTTACCGGCCAACATGCCATGCCAACTACGACCGGAATACGTTACGACACTCACACCGTCCGACAGTTCATCCTTCATATGATCGACGATGCCGCCAACCTCGGTCCCATCCACATAGACAAGACCACGGTCAGGCAGCACCGTACCGTCATACAACGTCAGCTCGAAATCATTCTCACCAGACCCCCACGCGCAATCAAACACGCAATCCGAAACCGCATGGAACGGCACGCCATTCTCGTCAGCGCAAATCAGATCAACCAAGTCGGGTCCCCATTCTCCTCGACAACCGTCAGATCAAAACCGAAACCGGAACCCAACTCAACCACGCTCGAACCAGCCGGGACAGGTTGGAAAACATACTGTCCACTATTCAAACCGGAACCTCGCACACCCCACGAAAACACGTTCCGCAGAGAACCATCCGCATCATGCAGCATGATCGACTTCCTCAACGAGTCAACCACCACGTAAGCGCCAGCCGGAACATCACCATTCAACCGGTACACGTTCCCGCCAATCGTCAACGACGGATTAGAAACAGCCCCATATATGACCAGACGAAACGGCATCGGAACACGCATACGATTAGATATCATGCATGACGGACGCGAAACAGCCAGATCATAACCCATGTCAGTCGGCAAATCCAAGCCAGACACAGCAGACTCGGACACAGGCCAATACGATACGGTAGCGGCATCATGACGCCACGCACCATCCAACAAGACGAACGAAAGCGCACACACCGGGTCGGACGAACCCGGATGCGAGGAAGCCTCGGACTTCACCGCATAACACGATTGCGTCCAAACCTCCCCCGCACCATTCACAGCCTCCAACCGTCCCGGCTTGCCAACAGCCAGATCAGCGTCAACCGTCCGCATGAACGAGTCGAACGCAGCCGCATCACCATAATGCACGTCAACGGAAATCTCCCGACGTTTCCTCGAAACACCAGTCAATCCACCGTTACGCACCGTATAATCCCATTCACGGCCACGCAACTCCAACGCGCCTTCGAAATCAACGGTCTCATAATCAGACACGTCGAACCGTTCACCGGTCAGACCACTCACATACGCAAGCTCACCTGCCACGATAGGCCTCCAATACATCACGGACGAAATCACGCTTGCTAGGCCAAGGACTGCTGTTACGGCTGATCTCACCGCCGATACCGTCACGGAAGCCCGCAACCTCACGACGCAGATCGTTCACGGCGGACACCAGTTCGCGATCATCCCGTGAAGGAATGTTGACCGTGACGGACGTGGCCGAATCCAACATTCTCTGGCCCCTGCCACCGGAAGCGTAGGCGTTACGGCTCATGTCACGCGCGGAACGCGCATACGACGTGCGAGCCTGAGACACCGCCCTGTCCAGATCGCCGGTCGCGTTCAACACGTTCAGGAAATTCGGGCCGACAGTACGGTCAAGCTTGCTCGCCGCAGCGGCACGAATAACATGCTCGCCGTTCGACAGCCACGCCGGGATGGAATCAGACGTGCCGGTACCCGGCCCGCTGATACGACCACCGGTAGCCACTTTCGTGCTACCACCGTCGATATTTTGGGTGACGATATTCACGTAACGGGTGGCAATAACGGAGCCATTCAACGAGCTGATGTCGCTGAACACTCTTTGGGCATCGGAAGCATCGCCCAGCACACGACCCCACGGGCGGGAAATCGTCGCACCATCATATGCGTTCGTTTCCATGAACGCCATACGCGCACCACTGTTGTCGCCCAGCACACGACCCCACGGGCTTGCTATGGTCACACCGTTGAACGCCTGAATGCCGGCGAACACGGCGCGCGCCACACTGTTGTCGCCCAACACGCGGCCCCAAGGCTGAGCCAACGTCACGCCGTCATACGCTCTCGTATTGTCGAAAGCGTTCCGGGCGCTCGAATCATCGCCAATCACAAACGTGTGCGCGGTCGCAAGCGTGGAACCGTTAAGCCCCTGATATTTCGCCAATTTCACGCTGGCGTCATCATCGTTCGCATCAATATCGAACCTGACGCCCTTTGCGGCAGGAACCTTCTGCTTCTCAATATCCTTCATCTTGCCGCTCGCCTTATCCAAAGCGTCGATGAGAATCTGGATCTGAGCGTCAGTCAACCCACTGTCACGAAGCTTCTGCTTGACGGCATCCAACTTCGGGCCAGCCTCATCCTTGGCAAGGATATTGATCTCAGCCTTCGTCAGACCGAACCCCTTAGCCAAAGCCGTAGCGTCCTTGATCTTATCCGAAGCGTTATCCTGAGCGTCAAGAAGAATGACCAAATCCTTCTCGCTCGCACCACCCATGAGCGCCTTCACGGCGCCGGCCAACTGGTCGAAGCTCGTTATATCACCCTTCTGGACGAGATCAAGAATGATTTCCTTCTGACCTTTGGTCAACTCAAGCAAGTCGATATAATCCTGAACCTGAGCCTTCACCGAATCCATGTTCGTCAGATCGAACTTCGTGGACACGTTATCGGGAATAAGACCCATCTGGTCAGCAAGCGCGGCGGCCGCCTCGGCTGACATGCCGCACTGTTCGGCCATCTGAATGATTTCCTGACGTGCGGAATAGACGGCGTTCTTGGCCTTCTGGTTCGCTTCGGCGCTGCCGTTGCCCGCGTAGATGATGTTCTTCGCGGCCAGCAAAGCACTGTCCGCGTAATCGGCCATCATCTTGCGGTTGGCCTGGGCGTTCTTGCTGTTGCCCTCCAACTCGTAGTTGTTGGCTGCGAGGGATTCGGACAGCAGGCTGAGCTTGTCGGAGGCCAACGCCGAAACATTGGCGACGCTATCGGCGCTGCCGATCCAATCGGACGCCACCTTCATGCCCTTCACCCATTCGGCGTGGGAGTCTTCAAGCACGCCAAGCAGACGTTCGGCGGCTTCGGCCTGCTGCTCGTTGACGTTCACCATCTGACCGTTCGCGCCCATGACCCACTGCTGGTCGTTCTTGATGTCCTCAAGCTTCTTATGCATCTTGTCATAGGCGTCGTTCGTTCCGGTCGCGGCGGAATTCAATTTTTTGACGCTGATGCCGAGAGCATCGGCTGCATCTGAGGCGTTCTTGAACGGGCTTATCGACTTCTGAATACCGCTAAGACCCTTCTCGATGGCGTTGCCACCAGGGAGCTTCCAACCGTAATCATTGTCGGTCCAATTCTTCGAAACGGTCTTCTTGGCTTCGGAAACAGCCGTGGAGGCGTCCGCCGCACCGCTTTGAACGTTCTTGAACGAGTCTGCGATGGTCTGGTTCACCGTCTGCGTGTGCGCGGCGGCATCATTGTACGAGCTGATCGCACTGCCCGCCAGACTCAACGCCGTGGTCGCGCCGCCGATGGCGATGCCAACAGGTCCGCCAAGGAAATCGACCACGCCGCTCAAAGCGGTCTTCAGCAAACCAGTCTTACGGGCGGCTCCCTCAGCCGCCTCGCCGACACCACGGACCAAACCAGCAGAACCAGCGCCAGCGGCAACGCCTGCGACGGAGGAACCGCCAGCCTGCGCACGATTCATGCGATTCAGCTTCGCAGTGGTCTCGTCGGCAGCGACACCCATCCGGCGGATATTCGAGACCTCACCGGTCAGCACGCCAGCCGTCTGACCGGACTTCAAACGAGCCATAGCCCGAACCAGCTCGCTCATACTGATCGCAGTCTCCTGCGAGGTGATGCCCAACTGGCTCAAGGTCTTCCGATACTGCAATGTGGATTCGATGTTCTGCAACATGCCACGCTTCAACGAATTGTAAGCGCTGATGCCGGCCTTTCCGAACGTCGCATACATGCCGACCATCGCCTGAACGGGCGCAGGCAGCTTGCCGAACGCCTGAGCCATGGCGGAAGCGCCATCGGCCAACACCTTGATCGTCGGAGCCGCCGACTTCAACGTGTTCCCCAACGTTCCACCGAACGTGTCGGACAATTCGCCGACCATCGACAGCAGACTGTCGAACATCGGAGAGGCGGAATCAACGGCACGGAACACCTTCTGGAATCCATCTGACACGCCATTGCTGAAGTCAGCGATACCATGCTTCGACTTGCCGACAAGACTGCTGATGGAACCAATGCCGGTGGACACCATGGAACCGGAGTCAACGAACACTTGCTTCGTCGTGTCCCGCAGCTCATAAGCCGCGTCGCCAATCTCACGGAACGAATCATGGAACTTGCCCGAAGCGGTCTTCGCCCCATCAGCCCACGCGGCCAACGTGGCTTGGAACTTCACGCCGTTCACGGCCCTGTCAGCACGGCTCAGAGCGTCGGAGAACTTCTCGATGCCATTCTCACCCTCGGCCAACGTGCCGAACGTGCCCTTGAGAATACCACCGAGGGACTTGACGCTGGACATGAGATAGCCACCCTGCTCGATGGCCTTCTCCATGGCCTGAGTGACCTTGCCGGAACGCTCCGCCTCATCGACCCACTGCGCCATCAGCGTGGCGTTGCGGCTCACATAGTTGGCCATGCGCGGCAGATACGAGCTGGTGCTGTCGCCAAGCCTCACAACGGAAGCGGTGACAGCCTGGACGCCAGGGTCAAGCGCGTTCACGCCCTTGACCGTATTGCCAAGAATCGAATTGATACGGGACACGTATTCGCCTTGGGCGACTATCTTCGCGGCGTTCGCGGCTATCTTGCCTTCGGCAGAGGAAACCTTCTCCATACCGTCAACGAACCCGTTGCCGCCCAAAGCGTCCATCATGTCGATGACCGGCTGCTTGGCTTCCGTCCAGAACGAATCCGACAGTTTCTTCTGCAAGCCGCCCAACTTCGTAGTGAACACGTCGATATAATCCGCGTAATTCTTCACGGCGGAATATCCAGCGCCGAAAGCAACGGTCACACCCAACAGTGCACCCGGAGCGGCCAAAGCCGCCTTGCTCATCATCACCAGAGAAGCGCCGGCACTGCCAGCCGTGCGGGACAGGTTCAACGCGCCAGCGCCAACAGACGCGAACACCGCGCCCAGCAGACTCCACTTCGGCACGACCTCATCGAATTTGTCGAACACGTTAACGAGCTTCTGCCACTCGTTCTGCACGCCACGGACACCCGTAGCGCCAGCGGTCATGCCGCTCATGATCTTGCCGAGATCAGTGCCCTTGAACTCCGCGAAAATATCAACCGTGCGCGGTCTCGTGAAGTAAGCGAGATGGGCGCGTGCGGCGGCAGTCTCCAAGTCCACATCCATGTTGAACGTGTCATTGGCCTTCTGGAAATCCTTGATACGCTCCTCGGCACGCTTCATATCCAGATCAAGATCAGCCTCAAGCTCGACCTTGCGATCCGGATTGCGTCTCACCTCTTCGGCGACCTGCCGGGCACGCTCAATCAGATTCTCATTGTCAACGACGATATCCGCAGGAATACGGATACGCCCCTGCTGAAGCCTACGCAGACGCTCTTCAAGCGAATCAGCCGTGTCGGTCCAGAAATCGACACGAATCCTAAGCTCGTTCTCACGTTCGAGCTTCTTCGTCAACTCGCCTACCTGATGTGTGATGTTCGCGTACTTGCGGTTGAACCGACTATCATCCAATACGAGTCTCGTCTTGATCGGATTGGATTCGATCTGCTTGCGGAGCCTGTTGACGGCGGCGAGCTGGTCGTTCAACTGCTTGTTGACTTCCGAATACCTGCCGTACTTGTTCACGCCACGCAAAGCCTTCTGCAAGCCGGTCAACCGTTGTTCCTGCTCGTCAAGCAGACGGTTCGCCTCTTTCACATCCTTGCCGTACGTGTTCATCACGTTGGAGGCTGTCTTCAGATTCCGCGCATACCGTGCCGCACCCTCCAGCAGATTCCCCTGCCATTCGGCACCGTCACGCCACGAATCGTTCAGCCGCTCCTGCTCCCTGCGCGCGGCACGTTCCGCATTGAGCTGACGGTTCAGATCCTTGCCGAAGAAGCTCACGCCGGAGAGAACGTTCGTCTTGCCCATGTCGGAGGATTTGACGAAACCGCTACGGGCCACGCTGTCGAACGTCTTACGCACGGACTTCGTATGCGAATCCAATTCGACAAGCTGCTTGTCCAAATCGTGAATCCACTTCGCCACGCTATCGGACTTCAACCTGTCCTGCTGTCTGGCAAGCCTGTTCGTCTCGTTCGTGACCTCGCGCATGTTGCGTGCGGTCGCACGGTATTCGGCTCGAAGCTCACGAAGCCTGACGGTCTGAGCCTTCGCCTCATCGCGGCGTCCACCGCCACGAAGCGAATCACGGTACGAAGCGACCTTGGAAATCTCGGAACCCAACTCGTCGTAACGCTTCTGCAAAGCGTCCAACGTGCTCATGTTGCCAAGAATCTGCCTGTTCAGCTGATTCCACTCGTCACCGCGCATCGAAACAAGCTCGTCACGGTCGGCGCGAATCCTGCGCATCCTCTCTTCGGACCGGTCAAGAAGAAGCATCTGCTCCTTCAACCGGCTCGTCTCCGTCTTTCCGAACACGCCAAGATTCTTGGTGAACACGTCGCCGACGTTCTTCTGGACCTTACGCAACTGTTCGACACGGCCGATCGCCATATCCAGACCCTTGACGACACCACTGCCGTCGAAAACCGGTTTGACTGGCTTCTCATACCGTTTGCGCAGCAGTTCATCCTGCTTCGACAGTTCACGCAAGCCGGACATGTCAACGTCATACGAGACATTGACATGAGTATCCCGCCCATTCCACTTCTCATACGTGCGCGAAGCGGCCATGTCATCCGGGTCGAACTCAACCGGAACCTTCAGATCACGAAGATCATGCAGTTTCGCCTTGAGTTCGGCGAAAAACCGGTCGGTAAGAGGAACGACATCAATGCCGACCTCGCCAGCGGAAAAAGCGGGACGCTCCATATGCGCACACTCCTAAAAGAAACACCCACGAATCCAAGGGGAAGAAAGAGGAAAAAGACCCCTCGGAAACATGGGCAAAAACAAAAAACCGGCGGAATCAGCCGCCGAAGCAACTACGAACCCGAGCCATATAGTCAGCCAGACTCGTCACATGCGAACCATCCACACGATTGACATCATGTGACACGGCGTCAACACCGGGCGGGAGAATCGGCTCAAAGCCAACCTTCTTCCCGCTCCAATGGGAAACGGCCAGCGAACGCAACGAATCCAACGTGTTCTGCAATTGCAGCAGCAGCATTTCGGACTGGCCGAAACCAAGCCACCCCAACTGCAATCGTTCGGCACGGTCGGAACCGCCACCGGCACCATCATGCTCCAACAGCCACGCACGCCACTGCGAATCGGGAATGGCCTCCAAACCATCCAACAAGTCGCAAAGAAAATTCGGATCATACGCATGAACGTCAGCCGGAAGATTCAGCCGGTAGAAACGACGGAAATCGGAGACAACCCCTACTCGGCAGTCCGAGACTGCTTTTTCGAGGCGCTTGATTTTCCCAAACGCTCCACGTAGAAGCGTGTGAGAGCCGCGAACATGTTCAACAGGTCAAACAAGCCACGACCCTTCGTCCACTCCGCGTAAGCGTCAGCATCAACGGCAAGCGCCTTATAGAACGAGTCAGCGATCTCCACGTATTCGGCCATGGCCATGGCAACCGCATCATCCGACACGGTTTTCTTCGCCTTGCCGCCAAACACGCCACCGTCACGCATGACAAGCAGACGCTCGTTCAAACGACGTTCGACCACGGCGAACAATGCGGTCTGAGACGGCGAGAAAGATTCCGCCTGCACCATTTCCGGCAATCCGGCCATCACATCATCGTAACCGGCCAGACCATCCCAATCAGTCGGAAAAACATTCTCTTCAACATCGTTTTCAGCCATACAAAACTCCAATCTGTGAAAAAGCCAACACCCGTCTGCGGTAAAAAAGAAAATCCCCTGATAGGCGACAGACAGGAGAAGAACACCCGTCAGGGGAAGAATCAAAAACCCTCAGACTCACGCAGTAACATGGGCGAAATCGTCAGGATCATAGAAAGCGATGCTGGAAGCCTTGCCGCTCTTGGTCCTCGGAAGAACAGTGGAAGTCATGATGTTGCCTTCCAGCTTGAACGTGTTGAAATCATCCTGAGCCAAGGACGGAAGCTCACTATAGGCGAGGCTTAGGTTCGGAATCCAAATGCCGAACTTCTCACCGGTGTTCGTGTCTTCGATGTAGATGAACAGCGCCTTCGGCTGCTCGACCTTATCCAAGGCGACTGCGGTGCCGCCACCGGTGATTTCGGCAGCGTCGAACATCAGTTTGAACATTTCCTTGTCGCCTTGGACGCTGGAAATCGTGACCTTGCCGGTGACGGAATCGTAAGTGGTGCGGAACTTGCTCTCGTTCCAAGTATCCTTGGTTGTCGCGTCGCCGCCGCTCGTCTCGAAAGACGGCAGGTCGGACGCGCTCAAATGACCCATGTTCGTATACTTCTGGGTGGTCTCGCCAACGGTCGCCGCCTCCAAACCAAACAGTTTCAGACTCGGCAAAGCAGTATTGGCATTGGCAAGAAACGCTGCACCGCGAACACTGGTAAACACGGATTTATCATTGATAGCCATATGAATGGCCCTCCTTAACAAGAAAGCCCCATCCGCAAGCGGACAGGGCTTTAAAATCAGAATCTTTGAATTATTGGGAAAATCAGCGGACGGAACCCGCCTGCACCAGCTTCGTGCAGGAACGCACGACAGCGGTCTTCGTAGTCACCACGTCACCAATGGCGACCTGCTCAAACGCGGGATTGTCAGGAATCGCACCCACACGGCCAAACTCGGTAGGCTCGCCATAAGGCCAACGCGAAATCGTCTCGTGCAGGAACGAACACAGGCTGGAACTGATGTCAGGATCACGGTTCACCACGGTCAGCGACAACGCGAACCGCCAAACCCACGCCTTCACATTCCAATCCGGCTGGACCGGAGCGCCGCAATGCCAGATCACCACGTCATGGTCCAACGCATACGAATCCGTATCCGCGATGGCACGCGGCAACACCACGACGTTATCAAAACCGGCCTTACGGAAATCGACACGCTTGAACAGCACATCGACCAGCCCCTCGGCATCCAACGGGGCACGCACGCTCAGATCAGCCATACTTGGCCTCGCTTATCACATACATGCCCGGCATATGACGTTGCGCACGCAGATTGAAATACCCATACTCCAAATAGGATGCGATCTGCGAGCCGTCACGCCCGGTCACGCTCATGACCACGCTCGTATGCAAGCCGTGAGCGTGAACGTCGATGTTGATACGGTCAGCGACGCTCGAATGCTTCGCCCGCATGTCGGCCAGCGCCTTCGCGCGAGCCTGAACCTTCAAAGCGTGGGGGCGAGTGACCTTACCGCCGAACCTTTCCGCGACCCTCGCATTCAGATCAGGACGAAGCTTCACATACCCCATGTTTCAGCCCCCTTCGGCGGAACGGGCGGAACGATACGGTTATGGGCCAACTCGGCCGCGTACACGCGGCGAGCCGGAAACTCGTAATGCCTAGCCGTATCGGACGAATGAGGAAGAAAGACCGGCGAACCGTCAACCTCATAGCATGAGCCGTCGAACCAGAACCGTGAGTAGAAGTCCCCGTGCCATTCCGGTGCGAGAACCTTCACCTGATTCATCTCACGATTGCCGCCGAACTTCTGCGGAGTCGTATCCTGCGCCCAGTTCTCACTCATGACACTGTTCTTCTGGGTGCGTCCGACCACGCAACAGTAAACCTTGTGGACATCAGCCGTGTACAGGACGCCGCCACTGGTGATGGATGGCACGAAACCACTCGCACGAACCACATTGGAAACCGTGGCCGGGTCAAGAACCATACCATCCGCATCCAAATACTTCGGAACGGTCGTACTCCCATGGCACGTCACCCACGGGGCCATGCCCTCATAGACGATCACGTCACGATGAAGCAGATTGTCAGGAACCTGCTTACTGACTTCATCGTGCCCGTCGAACAGATGGCCGCCGCCTATCTCGTCGGCATCGACATCATCGAAGAGATGCCCTGTGTCAAGCATTTCGCCCTCCATCAAAGCCCCCAGATTCTGTTGACGCCGACGAACACCGTTCCTATCGGCCCGTTCCCATCCTCGTAACCGAGAAGCAGCTGCTTTTCGCGTTTGCTCACGTACAGGTTCGGGGAAGCGTCATAGGGTGGCGGATTGTCCTGCGGGTCACGGTTCTCATACGTGTAGGAGCCGTTCGTCTCCGACTTCAGATCGGTCCACCGCATCACGCGAATGACCATCTGGCAGACGACATAGGCGAACGTTTCCTCGTCCAGATAGCCGTTGTTCAGGCGCGGCTCCACGTTCGGACTGCATGTCAGAGCCATGTTCGCGGCGACACGGCACTTGTGGGCGATCCACTCGTTCGAGTACCGGTCGGCGAGACGTCTGTCATCGACCAACTCCAACTGCATGTACTTCTTCCAGTCGATGCCGTCAACGCTTGCCATGACGGCTCCTACAGGACGTTGGCCTTGAACGTGCTGACGGCATCCTGCAATACGGGCAGCGCGGAGCCGTTGACCCAGATATCGTAGTTGGCCGGAGCCTGATGGGAGAGCATGGCGGCGACAAGACCGTCGTTGACGCTCTTGCTGATCTCATACTCGGAGTTTTGGGCTTCGGCGGTCGGGCCGGAAGCGGTGAAGCCAAGGGTCGGGTCGTTGAACGAGGGAAGCATGACGAACGTGGCATCGGGGATGAGCGTGGTGGTGTCCACGTCCATCTTGAAGCCGCCGTCCAGTTCAAGGTTCTCGTATTCGAGGTCGAGCATACGCACGTCGTTCAGCTGAAGCTGGCTGGCGAGAACGCCCAGCACCTGGTCGCGGGTCAGTCGTGGCTTGGAATGAGCCAAGTCCATGCCGGACACTTCCTGACGGAACTGTTCGTTGACGCGCAATGCGTCGATGACCTTCGACGTGGTGAACGCGGCGTGCGGTGTACGGCCCTTGTTCTTGCGCATGACCTCAATCCAACCCTGAACGTCGGCAATCGGGTCGGAAGTAGCCTGGGACCAGAGAGTGGTCGGAGTCTGATTATGCTGCTTGGCCGGACGGCCGAACGAGTAGACAACGTTCGCGCCGTTCTCGTTGATGGTGATCTTGCCATCCATCATCGCGGAGATGGACTCAAGTTCAAGGGTCACGGCGGCGGTCTGGCCCAGATGCGTGGTCTTGGCTTCGGCCTTGTCGTGGATGAACTGCTTGTCGTTCGCGTGCTTGGCCATATCACGTTCGATGATGTGGTCCATGCCGGACAGGGGCAGAAGGCCCGTATGCTGTTCGGCGGACTGTTCGACCATCGAAGTGTGGCCGATCTCGGCGTCCAGCGCACGACGCTGCATGGCGTTCGTGGAGAGCGTCGGCAGATTCGGCGTCCAAGAGACGGTCCATTCGCCGTCATTGGACTGGATGGGGAACATGGTGGAGAACGGGAGAATGCCGTTCACGTAATCGAAGCCCGCCTGCGCAACCTCGGTGGCTTCGCTCGGCGGGAAGATTTCCTTGTCCAATGCCATTGGATATTTCCTTTCAGATATGAGAAAACCCGCCACGAGGGGCGGGTTTCAAAGAATCGTTTTAGACGGGGTGTCAGGCGATGGTGATGGTGTTCGACTTGTTGTCGGTGCCGACCCAAGTGCCACCGGTGATGGCACCAGAGGTGTTCTTGGTCAAGGTGATGGACTTCACGCCCACACCAGCGGAACCGGCAGCGCCAGCCGAACCGGACAATGCGGTGACAGCATCATCCTCGACATCGTAGAAGCAGCCGCCCCACTTGGCCTCGTCGGCGGGAACGACCGGCAGCTTGCTCTTGATAATGTCGCCACGGTAGCGAAGGCCCACATAGGTGTCATCGACCTGCCAGCCGGAATAGGTGACGTTCACGGCGACGGCGGACTCCAACAGGCCGGCGATGGCGGTCTGACGGCCATCGGTAGCCTGCGGGTCATACGGGCCGTAAGCGCCCTTGTTGGTGCCGCTCGTGATCTTGGCGAGCGGAATACCGGAACGGATGTAGATGGTCGTGGCTGTCGGGCTGACCCCGGTCAGGTACTTGTTGCGCAGAGTCTCGTCATCGACGTTGAACAGTTCGGGGACGATGGTCACGGAGACCACGCCGCCCGACTGTTCGCCGAAACGCCACTCATTGTTTTCCTCAACGGTGGTCAGGCCGGTGCCATGCACCATTTCAATAGGAAGCGCCATGAGTATGGCTCCTTTCATTTGGTTTGCTTGTTATGGTTGCGGCGGCGGGCGTTCTGACGGTCCATCGCACGCTTGTAGGCGTCGCCGCGCTTTGGTTTCGGATTGAACTCGCCCTCGGGGTTCTCGGCCTTTCGGCCCACGCTGCGAAGAGCCTCGGCTTCCGGCACCTGAACGCGGCCGTTCGGCTGAACACCCAACGGCGAACCGGGTTGGATGGGGTTGAGCTCCGCATAGGACTTGGCGAAGTCCGCGATATCCTCCGGCGTGCCATCACCCTTGTACAGGGCTTCAAACACCTTGTCAGTGACCTGCGGATACGTGCTCTTCGCAATCAGACGCGCGTTGTCGGCACGCACCTGGGCAAGCTCGGCCTGAACCTGCTGCACCTGCTTGAGGTTCGCTTCGGCCTGCTTCTCGTTCTTACGGCTCATCGCCTTCCACTTGGCGAGCTCGTTGTCACCGGGGTTTTCCTCCGGCTTGACGTTTTCATTGTTTTCCTGAATGTCGGCGGTCGTTTCTGCCGCGCCCGTTTCAGGCTGAGACTGCTGAACCGTTTCGGTTTCGGCAGTGTTCTGTTCTTCCTTGGTAGGCATCCGCCCGCCCCTTTCATTCACGCGGCCAAACCGAGGGTCGACCGCAGGTATTGGAGCCACGCCCTCTGATAGGACATGGCTTGTCTTAAATGCACCGAAGGCCGGAAGCTGTACTTTCGACCCTCGAATGGAAAATCGTCTTCCTCGCCCGTATCCAGCACTTTCTGATAATGCTGTTGAAACTCCATAGCCCTCGCATACATGCGCTGCAACGCGGTGCGCGTCATCTTCAGGTCGGGGATATGCCATTCCGGCGCGGGAGTGCCGTCATCGTATTCACGCCGCCACTGGGACTGCGTGAGAATCGGCCCGATCTCGCTATGCGATTCCATGATGACGCGCACGCTTTTCAGGTCGGCGGCTGACGTGCTGCCAGCCTTCCTGTAGATGGCGTCCAAATCCTCCCGGTTGAGTTTCAGACCGGGGTCATTGTTCGCGGTGATCGGGGCGACGGTGCATTTGCAGTTGTTGTGCATGGGCAGAAGGTCGGCCGTGGAAAACACGTTCGTGGCCGCGACGGCGCACAGGCCGCACGTGCCGGTCTTGGAAAGCTCGGGGTGTATGACCCTACGGTATTTTCTGACGCCGGAACCGTGGAATCGTTGCGTGGCCGCACTGTTCATGGCTATCTGACCATCGGTGTTCGCATTGTCCGTCAACCGTTTCACGGCGGCGTCAAGCCAATCATCGACGGCCTTCTGCACGTAATCGTCCAGATTGTCCCATGCCAGCGGGCGTATCGACGGGTCCCTTACGGCCATGCTCCGATAGGCGTCGGCAGGACGCACGCTCACCGCCCACGGGTCGGTGTTGTCCCTTGTGACGATGTATTCGGGAATCTGACCATCCGAAGGCACGTTCACCATGCCGAGCATCACGTCCGCATAGGAGACGCCCAGATGACGCATGGCTTTGATGAACGCGATCTGGTTCTGTGTTATCCACGCGGACACGCCCTGTGTTATCGCGTCGTTCCACCAGTCGGCGGGGTCGAGCGACTTCCACATGTTCCACGCACGCTGCACGTAGGCGTCGACCAGCGCCTGACGCTGCCGTTCCATGACGGTCAGCGCCTGTGTCATGTCGGCCATCACGTCACCTCATTGGTGGAGTCCAACGTCTCGTCGCCCAGAACGTCGTTCAGGTCAGGGATGGTCGATGTCGAATCCAACGTGTCCTGCAAGATGGGAGCCGACTGCTGTGAGGTCTTGCCTTCGACCAGAGTGTTCTCCTGACTCAGAGCGGTGGCGAAAGCCGTGTCCTGCAAGTCCTGCATGGCTTCGGCTATATCCATCTCGCTCATGTTCAGGAACCGGCGCATGATGGTTTTGACCGGTAGCAGTCCCTTCACATAGTTGGCGGCTTGCGCCTGCTCCAAATCGGTGGGAGTCTCGACCGGCTGCCACATCGTCTCGAAACGTTCATCGGCGGCGGACTGCTGGCCGCTTGCGACCAACGCCATGCGAAGCAACAGCACGAACGCATCATTGGCACGCTCGTTCATGTCCTGCACTTTGAGCCTCAACATGCGGGTGGTGAGCTTCGCCCCCGCCGCGCTGCCGGAAACGTCAGGGCTGAGAATCGACAACGGGGTGCCGGACGCGCCGGCCAACTGTTTGATGTCCGTGTTCGCGGCGGAGACAATCGGCGTGATGTCCGTCACGGAGCTTTCGCCCATCTTCGCGTCCTTCGGCATCAGCCACAAGGCGGCGGGGCCAAGCTCGAACAAGGACGAGTAGTCGATCTTTTCGCCGGCACGCGCACGGTTGGCCTTCACGGCCGGGTCCTGCTTCGTGTAATACTCGGGAAGGTCGCCGGACACCCAACGCTGTTTGAACGCCTGCATCTCCTGAATGCAGAAACGTTGGAAACGCTGCTGGTCGATGGCGCTCAACGTCGGAAGATGAGGCTCGAACTGGCCTCGACCGGTCGCGGTCTTCAACTGGACGATGGGCAGGCAACCGCAGTCACGGGCGAAATCAAGACCATCGGAACTGGCCGCGCCCACCCACTCGAACAAGGCGGGCAACGACGGTTTCTTCTTGGAATCATCGTTCGCCAGCTCATACACGGCATCCTCATAGTCGGGACTGTCGGTCGGCAGCGTCCGCGACTCCACCTCACGTCTGGCGACACGACCATACACGTCGGTCACATTGCCCTTATCGTCACGGACCAGACGGTACAAGGCGATGTTCTCGGTGCCTTCATCCGCGTCATACGAGTAGACGATGGCCGCGCTCTTATCGTCGGAAACGACGGTATCCCAAGGGCTGAGCCTCGAAATGTAGGCCGGGTTAGGCGTCGACCACGCCTGCGCATAGGCGGCACCGTAAATCGATGCGTCACGCAGCATGTTCAACGATTTCAGGTTCATGCCCGACTTCTGCCACATGTCGTCTGCGGCGGTGGAACGTATCGCCTTGTCCGACACCAGACGGAAGCCGGTGGGCTTCTCCGAGGTGATGACCGCGTTCGCTATCGTGCTCGCCAAGTTCATCGGGCAGATGTCCACGAACCTGCGGTAGATGTCCGAACTGGTCACATCCATGTTGCGGGGGACCGCCTTCGTGGGTATGGTCTCCTTGCCGTCGTAGAACGTTTTCAACCGGCACAGCATGGGGATACGGTTCACCAGCCGGTTCGCCAACCGGGTAAGCACCACGCCGTCGCCTCCCGGTTCGACATCATCGGGAACCAACGACTCCAACTGCACGGCCATATCTCACCGTCCTTCTAATAAGTCACTCGGGTAACGTGGGTGCGCACCCTCGGCGCACGGGAACTGGCCTGTTCCAGATAACGGGTACGCGCCGTATATGCGAGGACGCCTGCGATGCAGGCGTCTATCTTCAACGGACTGTTCGGCGTCTCCTTGTACACGAGGTACTGAGTGGAGCCATCGGCGTTCGTCCTGCGCAGGTTCTTCCTTCGCGCGTTTCTGAAATGCGCGAGAAGCCTCGGGTCGGCCAACAGTGCGACATCACCGATGACGGGATTGTCCTCGTCATCGCACGCCGTCCATTCACGGCAGAACGCGGTATGCATGTCCACATACGCCTGCTTCATGTCCGACTCCCAATTGTTCGTGTGGAACATGATCGGGTCGCCGTTGTTGCGCTGGCCCACAAGGTCGAGATACGAGTAGTCGGTTTCCCAGCCGATAATGAGGTCACGCCAGCCGTGGACATCCGCGAAGAAGCCGACAACGTTGTAGTTGTCCAGCATCCAGCGAACCTTGCGGTCGAACGCCTCCACATCGACCTGCCAGTCAGCGGCCTCGGGGCCTTCGGGCTTCTGTTCCAGTTTGATAAGGAACAACAGGCCATCCCTGACACGGCAGCCGACCAAGGCGGTCGCATCATCGGAAAGCGAACCGTCGAAGCCAAGCGTTATCTCGTCCTCGTCCGAAATAATGTCCTTCCAAGGCGCTGCCTCGTCCAAGTCGGTGCCCTCGGGAACGCCCGCATACAATGCGATGCCCGCGAGATGGCTTTTCAACAGGGATTCGGACAGCCAAGCGTCGGAAACGCTCGTGAGACTGTTCAGGTAGTAGCGAATCGAATCGCCCACATCGGAAGCCGGGTCGAGGATATCCGCGATAGGGCCGCGAATATCAACCCAGCCGTCCTTCGACGGGCCCGGCTCCACGCCGGGGGAGCGAAGCGAATACCCGTCATCGCTCACACCCTCGTCGTTGACCGGCACGATGCTGCCGTCAGCGAGAATGATATGGTCCTTGCCGTCCCTTGACTTCGCGGCGGAACCATACGCCTCATACAGGCCATGCTTCAGTTTGCCCGCATCACCCAGGTCCTCGATGTTCAAAGGCGAATACCTGTGGTCGAACAGCAGCTTCGGGTCCTTGATGCGACCCTCTCGAATATCCTGAGCGTGCTTGTAGGTCTCCTCGGCGATACTGTTCTCGCCGGGACGGTACATGGTCGTGGTTTCCAACACCCACGGTTCGGCGTCGCCCATACGCTTCGAGAGATTACGTTTCAGCGTATGATACGTGGCCTTCAACCGGGGAACGTTGTACAAGTGGGATTCGTCGGCGATGATGAACGTCTGCTTGCCGCCGTCATGCGTGGAAGAACCGGTGGCACCGGGCTTGATCGAACCACCCTCCGGCAGCAGGATACGGGTTTCACCGACATCAAGACCATAACCGCGCAACTGGCTCAAAGGCCCGTTCTCGCAGTTGTACTTCATTACCTGATAAACGTTATCCGTCTGTTCTTCGGCGGTGGCGATGCACACCACGTTCGGGCCCTGCACGGGACGGCCCATAGGCTCGCCCGGCAGATACTCGTAAGTCTGGCCGAGGAACGTGTAGGTTTCCCCGCCCTTCGCCCAACCGGCGAAACGGCATGGGCCCAAAGCCTCGAACAAACCCAGACGGCCACCCTTGCCGGACTTGTCACAACCCTTGGGGCGACTCAGGAACACATGGTTGAAACGACGCTGCCCATACTTGTCGAGCGCGTAACAGTCCACGTAGAACCGCGCATACTCAGGACTCTCATACACGGGCATGTCATACGCGGGCTCCGAACCCACGACGCAGAACGACTGTATCCACCACAAGGCAAGCCAGCCAAGCGAACGCTCCCTATCCTCGGCGGTCAGATTAGGGATAACGTCATGCATCAGCCCACCGCCCGACGCTGCCTACGTGCTTCCTCCATGCTGATGACGTTCGAGGAACCCGAATACGAGGACGCCTTCAAATCATTCGCCTGAGGCGCGTCGAACTTCAAATCGTTACGCGCCTTCGGAGTGACGCCGATCATGGCCTCACGCTGGCGAATCTCAGCCGCCAGAATCGCACGCCCCTTACGGGAACGTTTGAAATCATCCTTGAGCAGCGCCGTATCCAACACGAAATCCCAGTCAGGGCCGATGCCCATACGCTGAGCCAACGGGCTACGACGCAAATCCTCATACCAGCGGCGAGTGACCGGCAACCATTCATCGCCCGTATCCGGGCGAACATCAGGCAGTTCCGGCCCAACCGGCTCCTCGGGACTGCTCAGCAAAGGCATCGCGGCTATCTTGGACGCCCTACGCCCGTTTCCTGCCATGATTCACGCTCCGTTTCCGCCCATTCCGGGCTGTCCGACGCACGGGCTTTTCGCCCCTGCACCGGTCGTGAACGAGAATGCGGTTCTCCAAAGTCGCTGAATGCGACTTCTCCAAAGGAACCTTCCACTCAAAAGCCGCGCCGTCAGGCCCGGCACTATCTACATCGACCAGTCCGCCGCACTTCTGGCAACGGCCGGCACACTTCTCAATCACCTGCGAACGGGTGAAAGACTCGACAACCATCCGAGGCCGTTCAGCCGGTTCCACCGTCCGCTCATGCAACACGGTTTCAGGACGCGACGGCAGCTCGGGATGCAGTTGACGTTTACGGAAATACCTCAAACGGCACTTGTCCGAACAGAACAAGCGAGAGGAACGCTCAGGGTCGAACCATTTGAAGCACACCGGACACATGCGGGTGCGCAGTCTCCTCAACGGAGTGCCGGAATAGTAGTTCCGGTTGTAATGCTCCCTGCACAACCCTTTGGCGCACACCGGGTTAAGACACCCGAACACAGCGCAACGCTCTATCGAAAAGCCGGCCTCGAATACCATTCGGCCTCCTCGCGGCTCCTACGCTTTTCTACCCGAGCCTCACCGCTCTCACGAGCGGTTTTCTGCTTATGGTGATATGGGCACAACGCCCACAGATTCGACGGGGAATCATCATCAGGCTCACCGTTCTTCGCGCGAACCTTATGATCGACCTCATTGGCAGGATAGCCGCAAATATGCTTTGCCCCCGTATGCCAATCAGTCACAATCCACTGGCATCGATAGTGGTCCCGCTCCAATATCCGCTTGCGGGTCCGCTCCCATCCGGGATTGAACCGTGCATCACGGTTGGAAGATGACCAAGCCATGATGACTCCTTATATATAAGGGGGACGGAACCGGTGGGAGCGTGGCGAGCGAGCATTCCAACGGGGTTAATCCAAATACAAGGGAGTTGGCCCACGGGCCACCGGTTCCTAGAGGCAATCCCGAGAATCGAACTCGAACCTGCGCTTTACGAGAGCGCCGCTCTTCCAATGAGCTAGAATGCCACGCCTCCCACTAGAGGGAGCGCTATTCAGTTATCGCCGTACGGCATGGCATGAAGCCGCCGCCAATCGGCTGGCGATGACTGAGAAGCTGTCACCGCCAAGAGCTGCCTCTTCTCAAGGCATCGCATACCCGGGAAGAATCGAACTTCCGTAACCGGTTTTGGAGACCGGTGCCTGAACCACTCGGCCACGGGCATTTGGGGTAGTCAATTGTTTAGGCTGGCTGACATACCTTGACCAGACAGCGGAGGGAGTGGGAGTCGAACCCACACGCCCGTCAGGGCAGGCTGTTTTCGAAACAGTTGCCGCCGCCAATCGGCTGGCCCCTCCAAATCTCGCAACGCATTGCACGATCAGTATGCAACGATCTCCGGGCGCTACCCGACATTCTCTGCAACCAAAGCCGCCTAGGTGCTCAGCCCCAGTTCTCTGCCAGATTCTTGAACTACATCGCGATTGTGGTGCCGGAGAGAATCGAACTCCCAACGCCCGAAGGCAGCGGTGTTACAGACCGCGCGCACTCCACGTGCTCGACACCGTGGAAGCCATCTCAGACTCCCGCCGCCCAGCGAACCGGGGGCACTCCTCAGCCGACGTCAACCCACGCGAAGCGGGGAGTCGGCACACGATGCTGTGCGGAGATTCTGCACGACGCCGGTTCACGGGCGGTCAAACCCCAACCGACAGTCACGACCTTGACCGGCCTTACTGACCATCCTGCGGATGATGCAAGATTTGCACTTGCGAACCTTTTACGGTTTACGGCCTAGCAAGCCGCCGCATTCGTCTACTCTGCCAATCATCCCCGGCCACGCCCCCGGTCCAAGAAAACAACACCCATGCAAAAACAGAACTCCGAAGAACTCAACCTGTATGAATCCTCGTAAATTGTTTTTTGACGGTTTGGTTTTCAAAAAAGGCGTGGCCTAGTCGTGAGAGAGGGAATCGAACCCACAACGCACCGGGTTTGAGCCGGCGTCCTCTACCAATTGAGATATCTCACGCAGATACAAGAAAACCCCGCGACTGCGGGGCCTCGCCTTGTCAGGAATCTGAGCTTCGCTCCATTCCCCGACAATCCATCTACACGACAGTTTACTCACAACAAGCGTTGCAGCAAGCGTTGCAAGAGTATTTCCCACACCAATGAAACGCTAATTCAAAAAATGGCCCAACAGATCATTCACGAGCGAAACCATTGTCCGTGCGGCCCCCACGTCTTACCGGGGTGGGGCTCTCCCACCCCCATGTGTGCGCGTGCGCGTGTACGCGCGTGTGGGCGTGCGCGTATGCGTGCGTACATGCGTGCGTGTGGGCGTGCGTGTGGGCGTGTGTGTGCGTGTGCGCATACGTGTGCGTGCGCGTATCCGCGCGTGTACGCGCGTAGGCGTGTGCGTATGGGCGCGTGCGCATACATGCGTGGTTATGGGACTGTGAGCGGCGGCGGCATGAGGTTGAGTGATGTTGGCTCATGTTTGGTGATTGTTGCATGGTGCAACTGTTGTATGTGCAACTATATGAGTTGGGGTAGTGGCCTGGAATTGGGATATCGGCAATTTTTGCGTGGTTTTTGGTGGTTTCGACACGCCGAAGAATGCTAGTGTTTCCAAGGGTTTATGTGGTATGTATTTATACCCGATTTGCGTACCCAAGTGGTAGCGCGTATAGTGATAGCCATCAACCACGGAACACCAAGAAAGGAACCACGAGATGAACACCACGGAGATTAAAACCAAGGCCTTTAGAGCGGCGGTAGACCTGGCCACGGTATGTAAGCCCTGCACCTATGACAACGTGCTGGACCTCACGGCCATGTCCCTCGGTATCGAAATGGACGACAACGAGGAATATCCCGCCGAGCTCTACCGCAAATTCGGCAAAGTGTGGGACGAACTCAATCGATAATCACAGCGCCGCCGATAGGCGGGTACTGGGTTCGATCCCCAGCGGCGCACGACGTCCCCGGCGATAGGTGAGAGCTACCCCGAGTGACATGCAAGTTTGATAATTTAACAGTGTTACCGATATCCAACCGGTAGGTTGGTGAGGGATAGCGAAGCAAGGCAGAGACCTTGCGAGTAGTGCGGGGGCCGCTGAAAGAACGCGGCGAGATGGCATCAGAAACCCCGTCTGCGAAACGAGCCAAAGGTATAATTGGGCCCACTGAACAAAAGCGAGGTGGGTCATGAGTCTTAGGGAGTATAGGCAGAAGCGAGGCTGGACACAGCAGCAGCTAGCAGACAGAACGCCAGGTGTTACCCGTGGCCGAATCGCCGCGTGGGAGACGGGCGCTAGAGACTTGGGCGACGCCTCATTTAACGTTGTCCTCAAGCTAGCTGACGCGCTTAAAATATCCAATCCCCGTAAGCTGTTAGAGGCTGACAAGCCGAAAGAAAACACTAGCGACAGCTAGGTGTGTGCCCTAATCAATTCTTCGCCTGACTGTGGGCCTTGTACACAGTCAGCCTAGCTCACTGGGTTTACCCCATAGTCTAGGCACTCATAGCGTGTCCCAAGGTGGACGGGATACGCTGGAACCTGTTATATCGAAAGGTGGTGAGCCGTGCCGGTTGGCGATATCGTCGTTGACCCGCGTATCCAGACTCGACATCCCGACGTGTCCGCTGATTCGGTGCGCGTGGCATGGTCGAACGTCGTGCGGTTTATGGCGCGTGAGGATACCGACCCGTTGCGTTATGTGGCGGTTGGATACGACGAGTACGGGCGTTTGCTGGAAATGGTGGCGGTACTAGATGAGTCGGATCGTTGGCATGTGTTCCATGCCATGCGTGCGACGCCGAAGGTGCTGCGGGAACTGAAACTTTTGTAAAGGAGGAAGTGTCATGTCTTTTGTTGCGAAGGGTGGCCGTGTGGTCACTGATGACATGTTGGACAAGTGGGCCGACGATGCGGATAACGGCGAGTTCGGCGGAAGGCCGGGTGCGGTGTATTCCGGGCCTGTCGTTCCTGTCGCTCAGGCGGATGCTGTCAGTCGGACGTTTTCGTTAAGCGCTGACATGTCGGCCATGTTGGATGCCGTCGCTAAACGTCGTGGCGTGTCCGCTGATGACATCATGCGGCACGCGCTGGTGCGTGAGTTCGCGTCAGTGTGAGCTGTTCGGCGTGCTGGTTTTCCGACACGCCGATTTGTTTAAACCAAAATGATACGTTATGCTATCAATTATCAAGCCCAATCGGGCAAGACAAAAGCAAGTTTGAGAACTTAACAGTGTTTCCCTACATGCAAATGATACATTTTGCTGTCATAATTGGTTTACCTACTACTAGAGAAAGCGGGTAAGCCTATGGGACTTAAGGAACTGCGCAAACAAGCCGACTTAACACAAGTTGAGCTAGCCAAGCGCACTGGAATAGCGCGAACAATCATCAGCAGTTATGAGACCGGGCGGCGAGACGTTCGGAACATGACTCTTGAAAACGCTTTGAAGATATCCAGTGCACTCAACTGCCAACCGAGCGACCTGATGCGTTAAAAGAATGCGGCTAAGTAGCGCCAACTACCTAGCCGCGTGCCTTAAGTTGAAAGTTCTCTAACCAATCAATCAAATCGAGGCTGTGCTATCTTAGCACGCCTCACATGGAAGTGAGGAACCATGCGTAAAATTCTGGCGGCTTCAGCCGCGTTAATCACACTTTTCACCCTGTCCGCTTGCGGTAGTGATACCGCGAACATCCCGCAATGTGAGAACGAAGACGGCTCGGGTCAAGCTGGACTCTGCTACTGGGATTCGGCCCGGATGGGCAACGGTAGGGGCACTGGACTGTACATCTACCGTGACGGCGTTCTCGTTTCGGAACGTTGATGTGTCGGGCGGGAGTCTCCGCCCAAGTTCATTCAGTCGCGCGGCTGTCTCCGCGCTTCATCAATTCAAGGGAGATTCACAATGTGTGTGGAACTTGTTTTTAGGATTAACGTTAACTGGCATAGGTCACGCATGTGGGGGAGTAACCCGCGTGCCGAAGTCTGGGCCAACCTCGCTGGCGTTCGCGGCGATTACACCACCGGTACCGTGTCAGGCTGTGGATACGACAAGGAGAGTGCGGCAGTTAATTTGGCGTTGAAAGATAACCCGCTTATGCAGACACTCATGATGTGGCCGAAGCTGAACGTGAACACCGGTTATAGTGGTCAGGTCACGCGCGTGGTCAACAAACTTGATTACGGGTATGAGCTGTGCTTTGGCGGCATGGGCATGAGTGAGTTTCTACAATTCATGCGCGGCAATGGTTTCGCCGTTGAGGAGATGCACGGCGATATGTTCGACGGGTACACGTTCCGGCGTGACATGCCCGAATCTTTCGTAAAGCTGGTGGCATGATGGCACGCTACTTCTACGCTTACCGCTGGACTTACGGTATCGGCAAAAAATGGGATGATGGGTCATGGCCGGGGTATCTCATGGTGTTTGATTCGAGGGCTGAGCGTGACGCTTGGGTTGCCGACGACGTGTTTGACGGCAACTGGCATTGTGAGGCCATCACGGCAAAAGAGGCGCGTCATATCATGGCGGATACTGTTATCGGTTGCGACAACGATATGGCCGTACGGTACGACGGTAGCCGGTCAGCTGTCGAACGGTACGCGCCTACCGTCGAACTGGTCAGGGCATGGCGGCGTGTTGACGTGCAGAATAACCCGGCTAGGTATTACGCGGAGTGATTACCGTGATCGACCACTGGGGACGCGGCTATATGGTGCGAGTCCATCATTAAATAATTCGTTTCGGGGCATGGCGTTGTGGCTATGCCCCTTTGTTTTAGGGAGTTTTGAAATGAAGATTTACGCTGATGAAATTAAGGCCATGGTGGAACGTGTTGACGCGAAACTAGCGCCGTTATGTGATTATGGGGGGTTTAAGCCTTATGAGGGTATCTACCGGTTGGGTGACTGGGGGTATGTGACCGAAACCGAATACAACAAGGCCTTCGAGGGTGAAGCTGGCTGGGCCCAGGACGCTTATATTTTGGACGGCAACGGTGTAAGTCGCGCTACTATCTGCCATCTGATTAACGAGGATGATGACGGTAAGGCAATCTCTGATTACATCAACGAGTGTTTTGACGACGACCAAATGGACAATGTTTTCTACACTGAAGCTACTGAGGATGGCGAGTGTTGAGAGTCCGTCATGTTCTGCTTGTGGCCGCGCTAGTCGCGGCTTTTCTCTTTCTCAGGTGGGTTGGTTTTATCCAGCCGACTCCCCAATGTTCCACGCCTTACGGCGTTGATGATACCGCCACTTGCGTGTATGGCGATTACGCCTACAGGCATGGCGTGCAAGTCTGAATCAATCTGTGAAATGAGGTAATCGAAATGAAGAAGCTGGTTAATGACCCGTCCCGTAACGTGAATGCCGTGAGCGGCATGTGGGTGCGACTGCGCAAGGACGGTTCGAAATATGATGTGCGGTACGTGAACGCTAAGGTGAAGCGAGTCTGGTCGTTGTCCCAGACTTCGCAGGGTACGGCGTGGAACGTGCAGGCCAAGGGAGTCAGGTATGAGGATTTTCTCAACGGCATGAGGTCAAGCCAGACCGATTTGGAGCATGGTTGGATGCTCATACCCGATTCCGAACGCATGAAAACGGTGCCGGTGCCGGTGCCTACAGGCATGGACGCTAAAACGGTTGGCGGCATTGTCGCGCACCCATCGATCGATGCAAACTGGGAGTGTGAGGAGGAACGCTTCACAAGTAATATCCATTGGCCGGTGCCTATGCCCGAGGACGCGATATTGGAAGACGAGTTTATGGATGATGAACCCGCGCCGGATACGCAGGAGATTCCCGAAGTACCGCCGAAGGTCAACACGTTCGCCGTCTCCTATTGCACGATGCCTGACCTGATGATGGCTAAGGAATGCCCGGAACTGCAAGGTTTGGGCCATATCCGTCACTTCCGTACCAGCAAGGGCCGCAAGGTGGCCTATGTTGCTTCGGCCAACGGCAAATGCGTTGTCGCCTACCGCGCACGTTATGAGCGGGGGAGTGACAATGTGCTGGAAAAGGCGGTGGCCGATTACGTGGCTACCGTCCGCGACAAGTGGGTTAAGGCGGCGTGACATGAGCGAGATTCGGGAGAAAGCCGTACGCCTGTTGTTGCAGGCGGCTTACGAGATGGCCGCCGATAACGCGGATAGCGTGGCGGATATCTTCGACTGCCAGCATGGTTTTATCGATGATTTACGCCGTCGTGCCATGCTGAAGCTGGACAAGCCATACACCGCGCCGGACTTCGATACTGCGGAACAGCAGATAGCCGAAACCGGTTTGTCGTTGGACATGCTCGACAAGAGGGCGCGTGAGGCGTTCTCACAGAAGTATTCCACCACGTATGACCGGTATGAGTGCGCTATCGGCTGGTGCATCGACGACATGCTGGGGTGGGAATGATGGAAGTCAAGATACCCACTAGCAAGATTCGTGAGGTTCTGGAGTCCTCTGGCTATGCGTATACGCCGGATAATATCGCGGCGGTACGCGCAAACATTCCACTCCACACGTCTGACCTGATTCTGGCGGCATTGAACGCCACCGATTTACCCGACAAGCGGTTTGCTTTGCCGCTGTTCTAAGTTCTTGCCGCCTGGCGTTTTCCTCACTTCCGCTGGACGGCATCCCATACCTATAAACCAAACCAATACTTTTTAGGAGATTATTATGAGCGCCACTATCAAACTTACGTTGAGCGACTACAGCGTCCGAGAACGCTTGGACGGCTGGTGGCGTATCCCTACGGTCGCCCAATACTTGTATCCCAATGGCGAAACCCAACAGTTCATGAACATGCTGGACGAACTGGACGGCGTGGCACACGATACTGAGGCACAGTATGAAGACAGGTTCTCGTTCGATGATTACGCTGATTTTCTTGAGAGTCTGGCACCTGAATATCGCAAGGCGTTTCCCATCGCGCCGGACGGGTGGAAACACAAGGCGGGTGAGATTTACATCTACTGGTAAAAATTCGGATACTATTCTATCCCAATATGGTATATGATTGATACCATCTGTTAACCGTTAAGGAGGTTGTTATGGGTAAGCTGGTCGCCAATATCGATGATGATGTCAAGGCGCGTGCCGCCGCGCTCTACGATTCCATGGGCATGAGCCTGAGCACCGCCGTCAACATGTTCCTACGCCAGTCTCTGGTGGACAACGGGTTGCCGTTCAAGCCGACGCGACACACGCCGGACGGTTATCCGGTGCCGCCTGTTCACAATGCATACATGTTCGAGCGTTCGGAGAAGGGCCATGTGATACTGCCCGCCGATTGGGATGATTCGGAGGATGATATCTATGACCAGTACGCCAAGTGAACCGCGCCTGTATGACGTGTGGCTGATGTGGGTCGAGTTTCCCGACCATCCCGGTATCGGGAAGCCGCGTCCGGTGGTTATCACCGAGGTTGACGGTGATCTGGTGTCGGGTATCGTGGCGAAGATAACCGGCAACACTGATTGGGATGAGGCCGGTGACGTGCCGCTGCTCGACTGGAAGGCCGAGGGGCTGTTGAAGCCGTCACTCGTGCGCTGTTCGCAACGCTTCTACTTCAACAGGAGCGAACTGCTGCAATGGTTCGGACGACTCTCGTTGAGGGACGCGGAGCATGTTAACGACGGATTGGAAGCCACGTTGGACATTCCACCATACAGGCGGAGCGTATAGCCGTTATCGTTTTCATGGCCTCATGGACTTGTTCTATGAGGCCATTCTTATAGAAACCATCATTTAGAACCGCATCATAGGGCTTTCTATGGTGCGGTTTTCACATAAATCAGCATTTAGACGGGACTTTAGAGCGTTCTATTGTTCCGTCAATCGTTTTACCGAACAATACAAAGGAGTTTTCAAATGAGTGTTGCAGCCGAACTGTTGGACAAAGGCTATGACCCCGACGCGGTGCGGGATTTCGCCAAGCATGGTGTGGACATGGCTCAGGCGTTGACGTTCACCGAACTGGCGAGCGTGTTGGATGACGTGCTTCAACGCACGTTGGAGGATTATGACACGGCGTCGGACAGCGACTGGTACGTGCTGTACGGCGGTTCGATAGGCCATTTCAAGGATGACGTGAAGACGGGCGTGCTGCGTGCCGTACTGGAGGCGGAACGATGATTACCGCGATCTACCGTTATGAGCGTTTCGACCCCGCCACCAACACCGAGTTGTGGCGGCGTATACCACGCTGGGAGCTGCGTCTCATATGGCTGAAGGCATGGCTTAAACGCGATAAGGCGGCTCGAATCTCATATCGGGCTTGGCTGTACGCCAATGCTTCGGGCGGCGGTCAATGGTTGGCCGCTGACATGTTGGACTGGAATCAGGAGGTAATCAAATGAGCATCGTATGCAAGACAATTAACACGACCGGCAAGCACCTGTATGGCGTCACGGTGGAAGCGTTTCTACGAAAGGGACTACCATATTTCAGTCTTATCGGATTACCGGACGCAAGCGTATCCGATACGCGAGAGCGTATCAAGGTCGGAATGCAAGCAAGCGGTATCACATGGCCCGACTGTCGCATCAACGTGAATCTTGCGCCGGCGTCAATGGGCAAGGCTGACGGAATTTGTGACCTTGCCATAGCGTTGGTGGTTCGAGGGCTGGCTGAATACAATAATAATCCAGATTATGATCTCCACGTCTGCCTGGCTGGGCTTAGGGGGCTTGTGGCTATCGGCAAAATCAATGCCGATGGTGACGTGCATTCCACTCCCATTAGCGCCAAGGACGTAGTGGCCTACGCGGTTAAGCATGGCGCGAAGCGTGTCTTGGTGCCATACTCGAGCTTTCTGGACTATCTCAGCGTTAAGGATAGCGAGGCGACTGAGATTGATTCTTGCATTATAAAAGGCGTTGAAATTCTTGGCATTAAAAATCTGACCGAGGCTTTCTCAGTCGTTGACGGTTTCGGGAACGCCGGCAACTCGGATATCGGCGGTCTGAACGCCAAGCGTATGGAAGCTGCCTTGCATGAGGTGTGGAAATGGTATGACGAAGCGGGGGAGAGCGGGGAAAGCTATATGCTTGACCCGGATAATCTCGCCAAGTTCGCCGCCAACCTATGCAAGGAATACGAAAAACACTGATACACTGGAGGCCACGGGACTCTCTTGTGGCCTTCTGGGAATTAGCGAACCAAGTACAAGAGGCATGATGTTTCGTCATGCCCGAATATTCTTTCAGGAGGAACTATCATGTCCATCAAAACCACCATCGTCCACATGCCCAGCGGAAAATGGCGTTTGGAAACCCGTCAAGGCGCATGGCCGATAAACCGCAATTGGAATGGGTTCAACACGTGGCCGGAATACGATCACAAGCCTACGAAAGAGGAAGTGGATGTGTTCGCACGTGAACTGTTCAAGGCCATGTTCGGTGTGGAGCCGATATTCATTGGTATGGAAGATGACGAATACGAATACGATTCACGTGCCGGTCTTTGACGGATAAGTGGAAAACGTGGGCCCGATTATACGAAAACATGCTTTTCATTCACTGAAACCCGTGAAGATCAATAAAAAATAGATTTTCACGGGTTTCAAGCTATGATAGGCGTGTTATAAGACGCCGCTGCCTCTCGTGGAAGCACACTAGGACGGCATTCTTATTCCCGGTAATCGTCGTAGATCTCAATACCGATGGGATACTCTGAGTAACCGGTGTCCTGCACGACGATACGGCCTTCGTTCGTATAGACGGTCAACGGGTCATCGTCCGTGATCCACTTCTTCTCGATGCGGGAGCCTTTCTCGGTGACTCCTTTACTTAGTTGGCGTTCAAACGGTTCGTGGACTTCCACGAGACGAGCGTTCTTGTAAGGCGAGTCATTAGGGGAAAAGAGGTAACTAGTTCGGTCGATGATGTAGCTCATTGTTCCTCTTCTGTTGTTTTAACGGCATCGGCCAGGAACTCCATAACGCAGCGGAACAGTTCGGATTGCACGTATGCGACAAGCTCATTTGAGACCGTCATGTGCTTGCATGCCTTGGCCTTGTGCCGGTATCCGAGAATCTCGGCGTTGTACAAGCCCATCGCAACATGCACGCACTCATGGCTGACGATATGCGGCAGCAGGTGTTCGCGGCTCAATTGACTTCCTCCCCACGGCTGAAGCCGGGGGATTCCCTTGTCTCGCGGCAAGGGTTTCCTGAAGGGACTTGTTCCCCGCCTACCGAAGTGTCGCTTCGGCGGTTCGAGGGTCCCCGCAGGCGCGTACCGCCAGTCCGGCGGATAGGATGTTTTTGGCGGCGTTGATGTCTCGGTCGTGGTGGATTCCGCATTTGGGGCAGTCCCATTGGCGGATGTTCAATGGTTTCTTGCCGCTGTCGTATCCGCAGGTGGAGCAGATCTGGCTGGACGGGTACCAGCGGTCGATGACCGTAAGCTGGCGCCCGTACCATTGGGCCTTGTATTCGAGCATCGTGCGGAACTGTCTCCAACCCGTGTCGAGTATGCTCCTGTTGAGACCGGTTTTCGCCGCTTGCCCGTTGGGAAGGTAATGGCCCGGATGCTCCGGATCGGGTTTCGGCGCGCACCGTCGGGTCAGGTTTTCGACCGCAAGGTCTTCGATGACCACCGTTTGGTTTTCACGGATGAGTCGGGTCGAGAGCTTGTGGAGGAAGTCGTTTCGACAGTCCTTGACCTTGGCGTACGCTTTGGCGACCTTCAGACGGGCTTTGCGATGGTTGTTGCTTCCTTTCTGCTTTCTGGAGAGAGTTTGTTGGGCTTGTTCAAGCTTCTTCTGGTAACGGTTGAGGTGGCGTGGGTTGGGGATTTTCTCCCCGGTGCTGAGGATGGCGAAGTGTTCGGTGCCCAAATCGACGCCGACCTTGTTTGGGGAGGCGGGTAGATGTTTCACTTCCTCTTCGACGAGGATGCTCACGTGCCAGCGTCCGGACGGGTCCAGGGACACGGTGACGGTGGACGGCCGGGCTTTCCTCGGCAGTGTGCGCGACCAGTGGATGGGCAGAGGCTCCCGCATCTTCGCCAAAGTCAATTCCCGTTTGTCCCAATCCCAGGTGAACGCGGATGCGGCATAGGTGGCGGCTCCGCCGTTCTTCTTGGATTTGAACCGTGGATAGTCTCCCGTCTTGACGAAGAAGTTCCTGTACGCCGCCTGCAAATGTCGCAGCGACTGTTGCAACGGGACCGAGGACACTTCGCGCAGGTAGGCGTATTCCTTGGTTTTCTTCCAGTCGGTGAGCATCCGGCTCGTATCCTCGTAGGACACGCTCTCATGGCGGACCGTCCATGCTTCGGAGCGGGCGTCCAATGCCATGTTGTACACCTTGCGGCAGCAGCCCAGTGTGCGCCGGAGCGTCTGCTCCTGTTCCGGCGTCGGGTAGAAGCGGAACCTGTATGCCCGCTTGGCTGTCGTGGTGTCCATGCTTCCTATGATACCATGCTTTTACAGACTTGCATATGGGGATGTAAGACAGAGGCGCCTTATATCCCCATAGCTAAAGCAAGGGGTATTACGGCGCAACCTGATAAGGATGATTAGACTCAGCAACATTATGAACAAAGCTATGGGGAGAATGCTCATAGCTTGCCTTTTGCTTTTCTCATGTAGTATCCCTCAGCGGACAATACTTCGAGTGGATTGATGTTGCGAAGCACGTCAACCCATGTAGGGTAGGGGGTGAAAACATTCGGGCCGAGATCACCAATGACGAAGAACCATATAGATCCACCTCTAAAGACGATAAGTTTCAGCCATTTCCGGTTCGGATAATCGACTTTCAGCCAGTACTCGCCATCCTGTTGTGGTTCCTCCAAGCGTGGCCTCTTGGGTGCGGGACGGGTGGCATAGGCGAAATCCTCCTCATAGACAACGAGAAACACTGAAACCGGTTCCTTTTCGACTCCCAGCTTCCATGTGGCGGAAACACCAACTCCGTCTCCCTCGACCTTAATCATAGAATGCCAATCAGTGCGGGACTTGAACCTGTATGTGTTCGTGCTGCCTTTGACGTGAATCAAATCGCCGGGCTTCAGGTCATCCCAGCCGACGCGAATCTTCTTGCTCACCTGTGGTCCTCCTTGCCGATATCGCTGAATCGTGTGTAAAGCCGGTCGTTCACGACGTACATGTTGTAATCATCCTGATGGCTCCAACACCGGTGGCTTAGGTTCCGGCTTTTCGACCGGTTCCGGCTCCTCCAAGTGCAGCAGTCGCTTCAGCCAGTTCATACGTTCCTCGATTCCATCGACTCGTTGAACGCCTTCTGGAACGCATAAACCCCGGCTTTAACGGCCTTTTCGACGGAACCGTCGGGCGGCAGCGTCACTGTCACGTGCGCGCGTGGCTGCATGTCGTCGCCTATGCACACGCTGTCCGGTTCCAGTTCGCCCACCACCGGGACTTCCACGGTGAACGTGGCTAGTTGAAGCGCCTTGGAGTACAAGCTCAATTCCACTTCCGTGGTACCAAGATTGATGCTCATTGAGTAATCTCCCTGTGTCCGAGGAACTTGTTGACGAAGAACGTCTGACCTTTGCCCGTGACTTTCGGCGTCTTGTTGATGGTCGTGTGACCGTCCGAGTGAACCACGGTGGTTTCCTTGATCTCGAACAAGCCCAATTCCATAGATTTCTGCGTGGGCATGTTGCGAGAGCTGCCGGTTTTCATCAGCCATCCGTTGTCCCTCAGCCACGCGAACAAGCGAGTGCCGCCAATATCCACGCCATTGCCTTTCAGGACTTTCGCCAAGTCGCCCACAAGGATGCTGGTCTTCGAGGTTTCCACAGCGTCAGCGAACAACGCTTTGGGACGCATCCGTTCGACCTGTGCTTGGGCCTTCTCCTTTTCCGCCCGCTCCTGTTTGATTTGCGTGGCAAGCCGGATAAGGAAGTCGGGTTCGGTGACTGCCTTTTCCAAAGTCGATTCGGTCATGTACGCACCATGCCTGCGAATCGATGGCAGCACCTCATGCGTCACCCAGCGTTGGAACTCCTTCGCCTCCGGCTTCCGCGAACGCATGACCAGACGATACAGGCCAGGCTCACTAATGATGGTCTTATTCGGATTGCCAGCAATACCGTCACTAATAGTTACGGTATTCTTTTCGTCTGAATCAAGTTCCGCAGTTGCCTTGCGGCTATTCTCAAGACCGAGGATGTCGCACACGTCCTTGGCGACGAACCAAGGCTCCCCAGCCTCGTCGGTCAGTGTGCGCAGTGCCGCTCCCTTGAAGTCGAATCGTTGAATACTGTTGTTCATATCGTTCCTTATCGAAAGGGGGTGAATTGATGAAAAAACGAATACCGTCTGGTCACTTTCTGCGTGGAGAGTCAGCGACTGTTCTCCGGTGAGGTAGGGACGGTCCGGAGCACTACCCTTGATTTCCTTGGGTCAGTGCCGGAACTAGCCGAGCAGATGGACGGTTGGGATCCGGTGGGCTTTCAGCTTCTGCCGCAGGGCGAAACGACCTATATTGCGGTGATGCTGAAGCAGTCGCTCACTGTTCCCGATTCCCTGTAGCCAGTTGCCTTGCGTGTACGGCCTGCTCGTGAAGCAAGTCCGCCAGCCTGTCAAGCTCATTGGCGGTGAGTTTCGCGTTCGGGTCGTGCACGTTCAGTCGTGACAGTCCGTCGCTGTACATGGTCAGGCTGAGGAATGTTTTCCTGACCGTCCTGCTGACGTTGCATGTTCCCTCGATGATGTCGGCCGGAAGCGTGGAGGTGGGGTTGCCGTGCTGTGTTTCGAGGATGATATTGTCTTCCGCCCCTTGTCCGTCACCAGTTAATGATGCGCCTTTGGACTCGAATCGTTGTATTTCGTTGCTCATTTGTGGTCTCCTAGTATTCGACGGCTTCGATGCGGGTGATGAAGAAGTGGATGCCGGGGGCGCATTCGTTCCACCGGTTTGTGTCGAAGTCTTCGACGTGCACGGTTTCGCCTTTTCTGTAGGGGGAGCTCCTGTCGTATTGGCTGTGTGCCGTGGTGTCCGGCGGGAGGCTGTCGCCGTCAAGGTCTTGCAGGTCGAGGATTCGGGCTTTGCTGGCGCGGCATTTGCGTCCGGTGCTGTTGGAGCGTTGCGCGTCGGCTGGTATGAGGAGTTTTACGATGACTGGCGTTGCGTCGTCTACGTATGCTTTTTTCCAGCCGATGATGTCGCCTTCATCCGGGAGGATGCTGGTTTGGGCGACGGTGAGTCCTGATAGGCCTGCACCACACGGGTCGGCACCGCGCAGGTCGGCACCGAGTAGGCAGGCACCGTTTAGGTCGGCACCGCGCAGGTCGGCACCGCGCAGGTCGGCGCGGAACAGGTCAGCACAACACAGGTTGGCGCGGAACAGGTCGGCACCACACAGGTCGGCATCACACAGGTTGGCGCGGAACAAGTCGGCGCGGCTCAGGTCTGCACCGTTTAGGTCGGCATAGCGCAGGTCGGCACCGCGCAGGCAGTCGAGCCCGTATTGTTTGAGGATGGTTTCGATGCTTTCACCTTCGAGAGTGCCGTTTGGCGTGGTGATTTTCATTGGGTTTCCTTTGCTTGTGTTGCAAGTTGTGTGCCCCACCCTGACGAGTGGGTGGGGCTGAGTGGCTGGCATCGGACTCGGACACGAAAACGGGTGCCTTGCCGCCGTTCTAAGCAATATCCGTACTACGGATATTGGTGATTTCATCGGCATCGAGGTATTCCCGAATATGGTTGGTGGCCGTACCGAGAATGGCGCATACGTCCGCTCCAAGGAACCACGGGTTGCCGTGTTCGTCGGTTAGGACACGCACCTGAATGCCGTTGAAGTCGAATGGTTGAATCTGATTGCTCACTTGTCGTCTCCTTCCTTGGATTGGTTTTGCGAAACCTGCATGATCTCCCACACGTCCGCGTCCTCCGACAGGCCGGACGCGAGACGGTAGAAGTCACTGAACCGGTAAAGCGGATTGCTGTACGCATCCTCGCCCTGCTGGGGCAACTGGCCTCGATGTATCCAACTACGCAAAGTGCTGCGGTTCACGCGCATTCCGCACGCCTTGATGATGTCCAACAGTTCGCCGCGGGTTCTCACCGCCTCCGATTGGAGGAGACGTTTCACCCGTTCCGCCCTGATGAGGGCTACCGGCATACTGAAACCGCATTTCGGGCATTTCGCCGTCTCCGCGTCCGCGTAGCAGGAGAGCTGGCCCAAGCACTTGTCGGCGGGGCATGGCCCGTACAATACGGTTTCCCCGTCATCGTCCGTGAGAAAACGACGCAGCTTGCGTGTCAGACTGTGAACCAGTTCCGCGTACACGGGGGTGCTGGAATGCTCCATGAGTTTCGGATGATTGGCGATACGGTGAACCATGTCCGACAGTGGCGTGGACTCGGGCAGATTGATTTTCAGACTGCGCATCCACTCGTACAACGTGCCTTGCAACCCCGGATAACCGTGGTCATCGTCCGCGTACAGCAGATCATGCAGGGCTTCGCGCAACGGTGCGGGAGCGGTGCCGGATTGACCGCCGCCACCGTTCTTGTGCCCGTAGGCGCGGTTGATGCGATACTCGCACAGGTCGGGCAGACTGCGGTCCAACCATCGCAGGTCGCCGGTCAACTGGCTGGCGTGCTTGTCGCACAGGAGATTCAGATTCGGTTCGACGCCATGTCCGATAAGCGGTGACGGCGCGTCGGTGACGATATCCCGCCAGCAACCGTGGTAGCGGCAGAGCCTCGTAGTTTCAGTGGAAAAAGACAATAGTGACCTCGACCTTCGGTTTTTTTGAAGGTCTCGGACGTGTCAGCAACTCCCAATTATGCCATCAAACCGGTCATGATTCAGCCGGACGGCGTGTCGCCAGAACCTCGTCCAACGCCACGCCCAAACCCGGATTGAAACCACCACCCTCACGTCTGCGCTTAGGTTTCGCGGGCGGCAAACGCAACGGGTCACGCGCGGCCAACGCCACCCGTCGAGACTCGTCCGAGGAACGGCCCATCATGCGCTGCCGGCGATACAACCACGCCTGATCTTCCACTAGTCCCAGACGTTCGCACTCCCGGCCTATCTGCGCTTCGGACGGTTTCGCACCGTTGCGCAGCTTGCGGACGATGCCGTTGATGTCGCCGGAACCACACCAGCGACCCGTGCTGTTGTCCGCGTAGAAGCGTCGAACGGCCTCACGCGCCTCTACCGCCGTGATATCCGAACGCAGTTCCGAATAAAAAGCGTCAAGCTGAACATCATCCCACTGCGCGTTGCCGTGATGCGCGTTAATCAGCGACAACAACGCCGCCGCCTCACCCTTGCTAAGCATTGAGACCTCCCTGCGAGTATCGGGCACGCTCCTCCTCGGTCATGTACTGCCAGGTTTTCGCCATGTTCGCTTCGAGATTCTGCTGGCTGCGGGACTTGACCGGCTGGACTTGCCGGGCCCTTGGGGTCTCCGGTTTGGGTTTCTCCCAGTTGCGTGCGTACAGTTCCCCGCCGATGAACCGGCTGAACGTCTTCACGAACCGTTCCTCGGTGGCCCCGACATACGCTCGGGTTTTGGCTTCAAGAAACTCGCACGGGTCAGCCTCGCCGGCGGCTTTCACGATCTTGGGCCATTCGATTTCCAACTGCATTCGAGCCTGAGAGGTCTTCCCGTCGAACCTGTTCGTCGGGTAAATACGCTCAAGACTGTCGAGCAGTCCATCGAAGTCAGGCTTTGAGGGGGTAGGGGGAGTTGAATTATCTTTAGATAATTCATTCTGGTGTTCTGGTGTTCTGGTGTTCTGGTGTTTGTCCCGATTCAGATGACTTTCAGACGGCTGAATCGCATCTGAATCGGAGGTTTTTACCTCGTTCTTATTTTTTTGGTAATTTTCAGCATTGCTTTCGCGCTTCTTTTGCACCTGTTCGCGACTACGATTATGCATAAGATAATCGTGAATGTAGTACCCGTTGTTCCCGTCCGGTTCGATCATGCCGACATTGCATAGTGCTTCAAGTTCTGAATCGGTGATATCCAGCACGTAAAGCGCATCATCTTCACTGATATGACCGTCTGAAAGATTATCTCCGCAGAAGGTAAGCATCATCGTGAACGCGCCTATCGCGCTCGGGCATGTGTGCCTGAGTTTTCGCACCTTGCGATTCATGTAGAAGCCGTTGACAAGCTGGATGTATCCTTTGCGGGCCATCGTTATACCACTTTCCTGAAATCTAAACTCACCAGACTCATTCCGTCTCCTCAATCATGGTTTCGAGGGCAGCGACCGCGTTCTCACTGCGGTTCTCGGCTACTGCCTTCCAGAATTTCGTATGATCCAGGTCATTTCCTGTCCCTTTCCCAAATATTCTCAACCATTCCGCACCACTTGTCCCATGCTTCCTCTCTCGTATCGGCATAAGGGGCTTCCAAGTGGGTGCAGAAAAACATGTAGCGGCCTCTCCATTCGAATATGAGCGGGACACATCCGTAGAGGGGGCAGCAGTGCCGAATCTTCGATGCTAGATTGAACATGTTCGTCTCCTTAAATCTCGTATGAAGTTGTGGCGGCTTCGCCAGTCCGAGGGCGTGCCGCTCGTCGCCGTGAGCAGCACGCCGTTGTCGTAGATCTTCCAATGCCCGCTCGTGGCCCTGACCACCGTGTAGCCGTGCGAGGCTATCCAATGCATGAGTTTGCGGTCATCTCCACGCGCGGTCATGCTTTGAGCCTCATCTTCAACGCGAGACCATTCTCATGCACGCCACCGTTGTCGAAGCCCATGAAACCGTTGAACAGTTCGTATTCGAGCAGGGCGGTGTCCACGCGGAACTCGTCATACTGATGGTTTTTGATGCGTTCCATGACAAGCCTCATCGATGCGACGGTATCCCTGCGGTCGGCCTGTATGGGAATGAGATACGGCCAAAGATTCCATTCGCCCGGATGATCGTTCAGCCAACGGGCGAAATCAACGAGTTTCCTATCTTCCATCATTTCCCCTTAGGAGCGTTCCCTCACGATATAGTCCGGGTGTTCCCGGCAATAGTCGTATATCAGTTTCAACCATGCGATGGCGCTGTCCACGCTGTCCCAATAGTTCGGCGGATTGTATTTGCCGCGCAAAACATACAATGGTTCCAAGTAGATGTCTTTCAACGCCTTGTCGATACGGGCTGCGGCCTCCCCGGCCGTCAACCCGTCCAGGTCATGCTTAGGATGGACCTTGTAATCGGTGAAAAACGCGGATAGATTATACGTGTAGTTGAAATAATGGCCATGAGCGGTCCGCACATGCTCGCCTTCCCGTTCGCATACGTCAAACCATTCCGGTTCCGGCACATCCTTGTCCACTATGAACAGGTCGTAGCTCATTCTTCGTCTCCTTCGATGATTCCATGTCCTGCTATCAATGCGAGGGTCTTTAAGTCGGTGAGCACGGGCTGGTTGTCCATGCTTGACAGCGAGTTCAAGCCGAGACCCTTCTGTTTGAACACGACGAACCAGTAAGGTGCGTCAGCGTTACCCGCCTCGGTACGGCCCTCCTGCATCCACTCCTTGAGTCTCCCCGTATAGGTGCTGTAGTTTTTACACTCCAATACGACCGGCTGGCCGTGGATACGCAGACCGGTGATATCGCCCTGGTCTTTCATCCCATGCAACACTTCACGGTGTATCGTCTGCTCGCTGTCACCCAACCGGGCGCGCAAATAGTTGACCACCTTGGATTCAAGCAGTGTGCCTTTGGCTTTCTGTCGGCTCATTCGTCCATCCACCATTCAGTCGGGTCATCGTGAAACTGGCAGTCCACGCAGTCCCCGAATACGTTCAAGATTCCTCCGCAGTACGGGCAATGCTCATACTGGACGGGCAGATAACTCGGTCTCATAATCAGAACTCCGGGTTGTCTCGTAGTCGTTTTTGCACGTCCCCGCGCATCTGCTCGATCACATCGACCCGAAGTCCGGTAGCCAAGCGAATCTCCTCTGCCGGACGGTTCGAGTCTTCAATGAGCAGTTGCCATGCTTTACTTTTCGCTTTGCTCAACATGAGCCCCCTTCTCCAAATTAGAGCTGATACGCACCCGATAGTCGGTGATGCTCCAAGTCAGATGGTTCAGTGGTCGCATTCCACGTATCCGATGCTCATGATTTCTCCTTGACCGGTTTGCAGTTGTGTGGCGCTTGTGAGATTCTGCTGGTCTGGCATACGTATGATCGGCTGCCGTCGCGGAGGATGATGGTGTCCGCCGTTGCTTCAGCCCAGCCGAGATAGGCACGAAGGCGAAGAACAGTACGAAGAACAGTACGGAGAACAGTACGGCGGCGGCGATGGCGAGTGTTTCGGCCTTGCCATAGCGACTCATTCGTTTACCGCCTTCCGCGCCAGTGCGAGTAGTTCCTTGGCTTGTCGGATATAGTCTTCCTGCCATCCGGGGAAGCAGCCTTCGCGATCCCATGCTTCTTCCTCGTCCTTTGCCGCATATTCGTCGTCATACCTTTTGCAGCTGTTCCAGAGGAGCCGTTTCGCCACGGCTTCGATCTCGGCGTCAGCCGGTGGCGCATTGCGGCCGCGCAGGTACGCTTCCTGTAAATCGTCCGTGTCGCAGTAAAACTGTTTCTTGACATGCGTTCCTTCCCAGTGGCGGGTCGGATACGCCTTCTCGGCTTCATCGTCCGCGATGCTCATTCCTACATCTCCTTTTCGTTGTTCCTGTAGTTCTTGCCTTTGCTTCTGTTTATGCCGCCCCATATGCCTTGCAGCGGGTAGCCGTTTATCAGGGCATGTTCCGCCGCGTACCGTGCGCATTCGCATATCGCCGGACATTGGGCGCAGGCCTTGAGCGCCAATCGTTCCTCGCTGGACGTGGTTGGGAAGAACAGGTCAGGGTACATGTCACGGCACGCGGCCTTGTCACGCCAGTCGCCCGTCACTCGTTGCCCTTCGCATACAGTGCTTGCGGATACGTTCCACATCAGGACTCATAGCCCGCCTCCCTCACATTCGTGTCTTCGCTTTGCTTGGTGGTTTCGGTTTCAGGTTCCTCCCATGGGACTGCCAGCTTCACGTGGCTGTTCATGATCGCGATGCGAGCCGGATCTTTAAACCACGTAATGCCTTCGGCATAATCCACGTATCCGCAAGCAAGCCCATAAATCCCGTCACAGCGTTCCGCCCACCCGCTTTTCAGGTAGTATGTTTCGTTCGTATCAAGTTCCACGCGCAGACCCATGTCATGCGGGAGGAGTTCTAGCACACCGTTCATTTCACGTCCTTGCTTTTTTCTCGATTTCCTCGTCGAATTTCCCTCATCTCACACCGTCGAATGGCTTAATGAAAGTTAATGGGAATATTTGCGTGCAAGAGGTAGCTTCGCTAACCAGCATGTTCCACGTCGTATGAGACGTGTCAACCCTACACAGATCGGCATGGTCCGTCTTCTTTACAGTCAGCCACACCCATTCGAATGGGGCAGCGTGAGCCAGCAGATGGCCTTTAACGTCGAGGTAGATTCCAAGCCGTTCAGGTTCGCACGACATCAGCTCTTCCCTTTGCCTGATATATTCGTTCTGAGCGGATTTCACCTTGTCGACAAAATCGGTGATGCTGTCGTCTTCAACATTTCTGTTCATTTCGTATCCTCCTTGCTGTAGACGGCTTCCAGAAAGTCTTTTATGAGCCGGTTCGATGGTTTTGTTCCTTTGGCGCTCATGTCGATGAGGCAGACGGGTATCTTCAGGCCGAGCGTGCCGGCGGCGATGAGCCGGTGGTAGCCGTCCACGATCTCGAATTTCCTTACGCGGTCTATCTTGGTGCCATCGATGATGATTGGCTTCATGACGCCGTGGAGGTTGATGCTGCCCATCAAAGAGGTGTTCAAAACGGTTTCGCGGAAGAGCCGCTGGAAATTCATCAGGCATATTTCGGACCACATCGGGCCAAGTGCCTTCGGCTCCACAAGCCATACGCCAGCAGCGTTCTGCGGCATGACGAACCCCTCCGTGCCAAAATCATGGCCGAAATTATCCTTGAGCCATGAGCGCACATCAGCATCATCGATCATTTCGCGTCCTCGCTTTGATTCGGCACCTCGGACGGCATGGAGCCGCCGTAGCCGAGCATGGACAGGCATTTGCAAATCACACGCAGCAGAGCATCGGCCTGCAAGAAGTTCTCGTAGCAATTGCCTTCCTTATCGTCGTAAAGCGCCTTCGACCAGTTAGTGCAGAAGTCGATGACTTCTTGCAATGCTTTGTCTTTTTCAGTTACGTTCGTAGCCATCGTTTTCCTCCAAGTCTTCCCCGAGCAGCCTGAGTACTTCCGCGTATGCGATAAGCTTCCCGTCAAAAAACGCTTGGTTTATCCGATTCCTCTCTGCAAACGCCTCTTCCCGCTCTGCGTGCGCATCAGCTTCTTTCTCGCGGATTGCATCAATCACGTTCGTAGTCATGGTTTTCCTCCTAGTTTTCGTTTTGCAGAATGGCGAGTATGGTGTCCTCGCATTCCAGTTTTGGCAGTGGTTGCGGTGTGCTCATATCCTCGTAATACTTGTTCAAGGCGTGCGAGGTCGTTTGCGTGTATGGACTGTCGGAATCGTAAAATACGTTCGACCAGACATGCCGCGAGTTTTGCACGTATCGCAAGTGCGCGGGACAGAAGAATCTCGGCTTATTGTCACCGGCGAACAGGCATAGCCATTCTCCATTGTCTATAACTTCAAGGATTGCGTCTTCCTCGGTTACCTCCCAGAAGTCGTAAGTCATGTGACAGTCCGGGTAGTCGCATGTCGCCAAGTAGGTTGTTTCCACTCTTATGCTCATTTGACGCTCCTTTCGGCTTCGCGCATGATGTACTGCATGTCGGCGTATTCTCGTGCAGCCCAACGTTCGATCATTCCCGGTGTGGCGTTTCGCGGCAGCGGGTTCAGGCATATGCCATCCTCCAAACGCTGCATGAGCCGGATGCCCTTCCGGCGACGTTTCGCAGTGAGGGTGACGTGTCTTTCGACGGCCCTGACAACCACCAGCCGGTCGCACCGGTAGCAGCCGTCGAAATCCTCATCGGATTCGATGAGGTCGCCTATCGGACGCACCTGATACACGTCGCCTTTGCCGTACATTGACGCGTAGAATGCGGCGTAGTCACGGTATCTGGTGCAGTACACCTGTTCCGCGTGGCCGGTGCCTTCGATGGCCGACGCGCCTTTTTCGCGTCTGGCGCGGCAGATGGGGCAATCGTCGTAATTGTCTCGACTGTGCCCCGGTTCGATGGTGTCGCCGGGTTTCAGGTCTGGAACTCCACCGTGGTATAGCACGCTCATTGCCGCATTCCTTCCTCGTTCGTGATCGATTGGAGGATGGCCGCCAGTTCGCCGGCTCGTTCCGGCTCAACCGGATGCGGCGGATGCTGTCGCCGTCGTCGGCGGACAGCACCCACGTGCGGACGCCGTGTCGGCCGTTTCCGGGAATCCAGCTCAGGCTCACATGCCCGCAGAAGGCACCGGTGACCATGCCGCACCGTCGTTCGATCTCCACGTCCGTCCCCCTCGTCGCCTTCATCGTCCGTCTCCGTGAAATCGTTGAGCGATGGGCTGGAACAGCTCATATCCCTTCTGGGCCCACATCTCCAGTGTTTTGAGGATCACGAGAATCGACAGTGAGTCGAGCCCGTCATCAGCCAGTTTGGGAATGTTGTTGTACTCTGTGTCCAGTTCCATACGCCCGTTCCGGCCGCTGGTGAATGTGAATCCCAGCATGTCCACGGGCGTTCCGGTTTCCTCCGGTGTGATGGTCAACCGGACCTTGAACTTCTTGCCCAACGGCATCGCCTTGTCTCTCATCGTCTGCCTCCCAGACTCTCGTGAATCAGCTTGTATTTCCGGTCGCCGTTGCACATCGCATTCCAACGACGGATGGAAGCGGCGAGTATCCACTCCTTCGTGAGCGTCCACGGCATTTTGGGTCTTTCCCGCATTCCGATAAGACACGTGTACTTGCATTCCCCACATTTGAAAATCAGCGCGGACAGAAGCTGATACGCCTCCCATTTCACCTTGACCTTGCCCCCGCATTTGGGACACGGGCTAATCCTGCGGAAACGCATCATTCCTCGATTCCGTAGATTCTGAATTTCGTACCGCATTCCTGGCACTCCGCAACGAAACCGATGATCTCGTCATCACGAGTACCCTTCAGGAACCCGTACGCGTGGCCGCATTCAGGGCAATCGGCGGTGATATAGACCGTTCTTTCCGCCCACACGGATTCAATTTCGTCGCTCATTCTTCCGTTGCCTCCATCGGATAATTGATCTCCACAAGCAACCGTGTGCGATAGCTGGTCAGCTTCACGAGTTTGAACGGCTTCTGCGTCTCCGGGACTCTGAACGGTGGCTCGTACTCCCACCATTCGCTGCCGTCGTATTCCTCGCGGCGCAGGAACCCGCCATCCGTGAACACCACGACCAGATCGGCGGCTATCTCCTGACCGCCGTATCCGTCGTCGTAATCGATGTCGAGCACCTTTTCGGCCTGACTCCACGGAATTCCCAGCTTCCCGTCGCGGGAGCCGACGAATCGAACGTCATCGGTCGAATGCCCGCTTTGTGATATCGCATCCTTGGTTTCACCTAAAAGATTCATTCTTCCGCTGCCTTTCCTTGCATTGCCTTGACTGCAAGTCGCATGGCGTCGTAGTATTCGGCCCTCAACGCGCAGTCAGAATCCCATTGAGGGTAAGAGTCGGGCTTCAACGCCTCGTAGAACGCTTTCGCCCCGGCTTCGATTTCCTCGTTCGTGGGCTGGCGTTCAGCGCCATCCATGTACGCTTCCGCCAAGTCATCGGACGTGTAAACCGGTATCGTTATTGCGCCGTGACAATCAACCGCTTCGGGCGGGTAGAGGCGCTCCGCCTCACTACTGATGATGCTCACAGCCGACCTCTTTCCCGATTGCGTTCCAGACAGTCGTCCATCGCCTGTGCCACTTCTTCGTCGGTGATACCGAACGCGGCGATCAGGTTGCCGACCGTCTGCAACACGTCAGCCAGTTCGTCGAGCATGGCCTGGCGGCGCTGGTCGCGCACGTAACCTATCCAGCCGGCCTTCGCCCTGTCCCGGTCATCGCCAAGCTCGCCGCCCACGTTCACCCCGAAGCAGGCGAGGCAATTCGCATGGTCATCGAACTCCCGGCCAATGCCGCTCGGGTCTGTCGGGTCGCTGGCTTTCAGGTATTGTTTCCCGGCCTCCACCATCTCCGCCGCCTCCTCAAGCGTCTTCAACAACAGCCACTTGTCGGGCGTGAGACGGCCGAAAGATTCAACCGAGGGCAATTTCACGATACGATTGCTCACGCTTCCACCGCCTTTGCCGGGCGGAATGGGGCATGTTGAACCAGTTGGGAGACTAAGAAAATCTCCCGCTGGAATCCCCATTCGTCAGCGTCGTCATAGACAGGAACCGCTTGATGATCGCAAACTTGCCAGATCGCATCATCCTTGTCTAGCCACAACCCGTCATGGTTGGGCAGCTTCGGCTTCCGACGCAATGCGTAGGCGAAGTTTGAATTAAACATCCAATCGTGGAAGTCGGGAATCTCTGCCTGTACCATGACTGCAAGGGTGCAGTCTGTTTCGTCATCATCATCGACAGCGACAACGGAGAATCTATTGCCGTTCGTCGCGACGAAAATATCGCCCGTGCAAACATCGTGAATGTCATCGATACGCTCGTACTCGGGGTCATCTGGCACGCTGATAGACTCATCCACCAGTTCGATGGACTCGATGTAGTCTCTGGGGATGAACTTGTCATTTCCAGACCCGCTGCTGAGGGGGAAAACGCGCTTAATGTCACCGTTTGCGTCGGTTACGCCGGTTGCTACGGTCCCGTCCTTGAATGTAACCTTTACATGAAGGTCTGCCATTTCCGTGCAGGTCTTTCCTTCCCAGAATGGTTTCTCACTCATTGACAGCCTCCTTGGTTAGTTGTCGTTTACGTTTCCGCTTCGCCTCATACTGGGCGTATTTCTCGGGATGCTCCGACATCCGACGGCGATGGTATTCAGCCATCTCACGCTGATGGGCGGCGGCATACTTACGAGCCGAAGCCCGAGCCTGAGCCAAATGCTCCGACCGGTACCGGCGTGCATACTCATTGCGTTTCTCACGATTACGAGCGTTCCGCTGATTCGCCAGATCACGCAGATGCTGCGCATACTCGGGGTCGGTTCGACGCCGTTCCCTGACACGACAGTTCCGGCACATGCCATCCTTGCCGACCCGGCACATGCCACCGCACCAATCGCATTTCGGATGACGTTCAGTTATCAGGCCGGACAGTTCGCCGCCGTTCCGGCAATAGTCGATGAACTCCTCATCGGTCATGTCATCAACGTTCACAGCCACACCTCCCCATTAGTGAACCTGCGGAACAACACAGGGTCGAGCTTGTACAACGCCCGCCGAAACTGCGGGTCACGGCAGAACAGGATGAACAACAGGCTTACTGCTTCGGCGGTTCGCATCGCGTCCAACCTCCCTTATCGTCCAGAAGCACCTAACCATGTTGGGCGGTGAGAATCGGCACCAGTTCGGGGTGATCGTTGAAACCGCTCACGATGTACCCCAAGCTCATGGCCTCACGCGGATGGGCGTGAATCCACCCATGACATCCCGTATCGCCACTCCCACACGCCAAGATGAGGTTCGACGCCTCATGCAGTCCCGGCCACTTGTGTGACCGGAGTCTGCGATGATGCCGGCTGAAACCGCTCCAATGGAATGGTTTGCCGCAGCGGACGCACCGGTATTGGTCGCGTGCGTCCACCAAATCCTTGACGTGTTGGGACGGGTTAGATCTGCCTATTTCCGTATTCGTCCTGGGGTTGGCTCCACGGGTCCGTAGGCTGCTGATACTGCTGTTGCGGTTGCTGGAATCCCTGCTGCGGTTGCTGGAATCCTTGCTGATACTGCTGCTGCGACTGTTGGAAACCAGACTGCTGGGCCTTGGGTTTCGCGCTCAACACCGCAATGGTGCGGGCCGCGACATCCCAATTCTCATACCGTTTCCCATCCTTTTCCGACACTCTTTTGGACAAGCTGCCGTTCACAAGAACCTTCACGCTCATGTTCGGCTGGGACTTCAACTGGCGAACCTGATTCAAAGCATCCTTCGCCTGATTCGACAAGGGACGCACACCATAGAACTGAGGCTCCTTGTCAACCCACTGGTTCGTGTTCTTATCCGTGTAACCCGGATGGACGCTGACGTTGAGAATACTGGAATCCTGAAAATCCTTGATCTCTCCCGCATATCCGGTAAACTCGATGCTTGGTTCTCCGGCCATTACGCACTCCTCCTGTAATTGTTCGTCTTGTGTTTCTCCATGGCCCGCCTGTTGCAGACCAGCATGTGTGATTGGGCTCCGGCGCAATCAACGGCACCACAGGTGGGACATTGGTGGAGCGTGATCTTGTCACCGTGAGCCCTCAGGCATTTCTCGCACTTGCAGCCTAGCCTCGGAGTGAACGTCACAAGGCCTCCACCAGACTCGTCTCCGTCAACGGCCATAGATTCTGTTCGTCGGCGAGACGTTTGAACCGTCCGTAACCGTATACGGGCGACTGGGTGGACTGGGCCGGAGAACCGTCATCGGTGAGCACGCGCATGAGGTTGTTCTGCTTGGCGTCGAAATGCCATACCTGTGCCGCGTTATCCTTGTAGAAGCCGGTCCTCAACGGCCATCCAAACTTGTCGAAGGTCCTGTGAACCGCATACTGGAAATCGTCGTCATACGCCCACCAGCCGTCCAAAGCGCCGAACTCCTCGGCACGCAGGTACAGGGTCTGGCCGTCCTCGCAGTAGGGGCGCACATCGACCGCCGTGTACCTGTTGCCGGACTTCAGCACCACCGTGTCCTTCACCATGACCTTCGTGATGTCGGTGATACGCTCGCCATCATCTTCCGTTGCGGCTTCGGGCTTCGACTCGTAGAGGCGGATATTCCTCACATATTCTTGCGGCTTGACCTCGCCATCGCATACCCAGAACAAGGCGAACACGGTGTCATCGGTATCAGGGAACACCACGCTCCCCAGCACGCCGAACGTCCGGTGGTCTTGAATCAGGTAGCTGAGAAAAGTCATATCGGTCGATTTGCTTATATCCAATAGATTTCCGGCGAAATGGCCTTCCGGCACACGGCCATAGGGCTCGTCGTGTTCGATGCTGTCGAACTCGACCCACATGTCTTCCTTCGCGTCCTTCAAATCAATCTGCTTGCTCATTTGGAGCCTCCTTCTGTGTCTCGGCCTTCTGGCCGTCGTCCGTCTGAGTCCGTTGTTTTATGATCTGCGCTTGGAGCGCCTGTGTCGCGGTCTCGCATTCCGTGAGCGTGATGTTATTCCTGTTCACGTCGCGGCGTCCCACGATTCGACGCAGCTCGTTGTTGAAGTCCCGTTCGGAAGCCGAAGCGAATACTGCAAGCCACTGATTCTTCGTCTCGTGCAGCTTGTCCAAATCGGTTTCGGAAGCCATGAGCACGCCTTCGCTGGGAGCCGGCCATTCCGGTTTCTCCTCCTTGGGTTCCTCTACGACGGTCGCCTGAACCTCTTCGACGGCATCCATCTCGTCAGCCGTGTACAGGCCCGACAGGTCTTGGGGAAAAGCCTTGCGCAAAGCCAGAGCCTCGGCGCATTTGGCGAGCATGACGGCGGGCTTGGAAGCCCACATGCTGTTCGGCACCTGCTTGCGAAGCGTCTTGTCGTATCGGGTGCCGCAGTATTCGTTGAACAACGCGACTGCGGTGAACACCCCATCGCCGCGTTCCACGACCACTTTCGCGGCGGAGGGATGGCCTGCGCCCAGCCATACGTCATGCCAGATGCCATCCTCCCCGCACCACAGGGTCTCCGGTTCCGCGAACTTCTCACGGTTATGGTCGGCGGCTCGACGGGCAATGAGGCGGAAACCGTCGATGGCGGTCTGAATCGTCCACTTCGTTTCCCACACATCGACCTGCTGGCCGTTCTGCCACTGCTTGACCTTGTTCTTACGCCCGATCATGTAGACCTGACGGCTGAACGGGTCAAGCCCGGTACGCTTGCACTGGTGGAGAAACACGGCAAGGTCGGCGTTCGGCGCATCCTGCACTCCCATGTGCTGCAAGGCGGCAAGCTGGGTGTCCGACCACCACTCCTGCTCCTTGGTCACGGTAAGATCGTTCACCATTCCGGTTCACCCGCCTCGGGTTCCTCCTCGACATGGCCCGACGTGAGCAGACCCATCACGTTTGAAGGTTTCAACGTGGCAAGCAACTCCTGGTACACGTCCTTCGCGTAGGAGACGCTGATGCCCCCGGCTGAACCCTTGCCCAGCTCGCAGCCGGCAGGATATTCGCCGACCGGTTTCGTCACCTCGCCGGTATCCGCGTCCGCGAACTCCAAGGACACGAGATTGTCGATATAGGAAGCCTCCAAAGCGGCCTTCACCGGCACCGTGACGGTCTCGGTCATATCCTCCTTGCCGTTCGCAAGAAGCCAATCCACATACGCTTGCTGGTCAACGCACTTGCTTTTGCCCTTGCCTCCCACGCGCAGGGTGATGTCCGCGACATGCAGGCCGTTGATGTTGATGGAATCGGAACGGTTGTTCACGTCCATGTCATCCTCGATCTGGGAGCGCAGTCGTTTTCCTATCTCCGTGAAGCCGGCGATGAGGGCGTCGGTCTGCGCCAGCAGTGTCTTGACCTGATCGGGACGCAGTTCACTCGCGTCGAAATCATCCGAGATAAGAGGGGTGAGCTTAGCCATTGTTCTTCTCCTTCGCTTTGAGTACTTCCTTGCCTAAAACCTTGATGGTGTCGGCCACCGAGTCGAGAAAATCGTCAACGTCCTCCACGTCGTAGACCTCTCCGTAAAGCAGGGAACGATACGTGCGGAACTTTCTATGCCGGACATCATTCGGGGTCAACATGAGAACCCCTCGACTGCATGGACAATTGTTCCTCTCGTTCCATCAGGTGACTGTGACGCCAAGTACGCGACTTACCCTGCTTGTGAGATGCCTCCGCATAATCGGCCACATGGTCGCGGCCAACGTCTCCCACGACCTTCGATGCCTCGTTCCAATCCGAGTACACGCGATCGTTCACGGCCACATACTTGTCCGCGAGATAACGGACGCAATCACCGAGATAACGGATGGCTCTGGCGATGGAGTTGAAATCAGATGCCATCAGTCGGCGTCCTCCGTGTTGAGTAGTCTCATACGGTCGAATGGGGTGAGTTCCATGATTGTTTCCCTCCACTGGGCTTGATTATTTGGTTGTCCTTCTACGCCGGTGCTGACACGTCCGAAACCCTTTTATTGGTTTCCGACGCAAGGACGCGAAGGGGTTAAATTTTTCTGAGCGCCAAGCCGGGAGTCGAACCCGGTGCAGTCTTTGAAGTCCATGGCCATTGGAAGGCTTCTCGGCTGCAGCCACCGTGCGCTTGGCTACCACCGGCCGGGGAGGAAAGTAAGGAATAAAAAGACCCCCGGCCGGAAGCATTATGGCTACTCGCGTAGGATGTAGGCGAACGCCAGTGGGGCACAGCAGCAGAAGCCCGCCAGAATGCTCCACGGTCCCGCATACGGTTGGAACGCGAGGACAAGGAACCCGCATACCGTCACCGTCATGACGGCAAGCAGCGTAAGGTTCTCGATCATGTGGCGGCGTTCGTCCGTGGAATGCTGCCAGCCGGAGCAGTGCGCCCCATAGGTTTTCCTGTTCATGGCATGTCCTTTCCTCGTGGCCGGACTCGGATTCGAACCGAGAACGTCCTTGCCGCCACCGTGTTTCTGGTTTCTGAGAGATGGATGACGAGTCCTATGGTGTGGTGACGATGGTGCGTGTCCAGACACCCCGAAGGGTTCCGGCCGATGGTTGCCGCAGCAGATCGCAGTATGGTATTTATTTGCCTGTAGTCGATAGGTGGATAAAAAACGACCCACTGCGGCAAGACTTGTTAATTTCTTGACAGCACATCCGTGCAGGAGTGAAGCCTTCTCAGGTAGTCCACTCTGCGGGCGGCTTCTCTCAGCCAGTCTTTCTTGACTTCTATCGGGTTGAGGGAGGGGCTTGAAATGCTCACGCAATCGCATCCGCAGTCGTAGACCATTCCTTTGCCGACGATCTCTACAAGCGTCGGACGCTTATTGCAGATGGGGCATTCGGGAAGAGGTGCGTCCAGTGTTTTCTCAGACCGGTCCGCCAACTCATTCCAATGGTCGGCAGCGTCGGCCTTATTACAGTAATTGACGCTCAATCCGGAAGGACGCTTGGGATAATCGCAGTCGATGCACCGGCAATTCCAGAACCTGGTGCTGGCACCGCTTCCGAGCATTGAGCATCCGGCGCAGTAGACCGATGGGGTCTTGCCGCAGATGGGGCATGGCTTGATCTCCGGTACGGGTGGCTCTTCATACAGGTTTTCCGGCTCTTCGGAACGTTTGTTGAAACCAAACATGGGTTACTCGGTTTCCGTGATGGTCAGACTACGATTCGAAGTGTTCATAATGTCTCGATTCATTGAGAGGAGGTGAATATGGCTTTCGTCAAGTTCAATAAGGACTTCGATGACCGGTTGAAACAGATGGCCGTTCGTGCTGTGAAGGAGCAGAACGGCAATCGCTGCTATTACTGTGGTGCCGAAGTCGAGGACATGTCCGGTGTAGGCGAATCACAGTTGCCGGTCTGCCTGGATTGCGTGGCCAAGGGACTACCTGTTTCCTCCGGCCAGTAACTGTCCACGAGGGCGATGAAGTCCTTGGCGAAGCTCCTGAGCTTGCGCATGTCCGGTACGATCTCCACTCCTACCTTTCCGCTGTAAATCTCAGGGGCTTCCATGTTTTCTGTACTCATGCTGTTACCTCCAATACAGGAGACTTATTAAGAGAAGAAGGAGAAAGATGCTCAACAGCGAACCTTTCAAAAGCTCCTCCGCCGTGTATCCATTCAGCCAAAGTGATGATCGTTGAAAGCTGGACTTTCAGGATTGAAGCTATCGAGCACATCTCTTCATACCTAAAAACACCGCTGTTCAGTTTTCGGCTGAGTGAAGTAATCGGTATGCCAGTCTCAAGTGAAACTTCATCTTGATTAACTCCGCGCCACTTGAAGAGGTTCTTCATCGCCTCTCCAAGCTCTTTGGATGTTGCTTGTTTGCTGCTCATGTGGAATACAATATCACCCATTTGGGTCACTTTCAAATACGGTGTGTCACCCATTTGGGGTTGCTTTATGTCCTGATATGGAGTAATGTAACCCATATGGGTACAAATAAACGAGAAATCACCCCGTACTCAATGGCTCTGGCAAAAGCCATAGAGTCCTATGGGGCAGAAGCAGGTATTAGAAACCCCGCCCTGGCGGAAAAGTCTGGTGTGCCTCTCTCGACGCTTCGGAAAATTCTGAAGCTTCGGTCGGTAGCCGACTTCGAGCAGATGCGTAAACTGGCCGACGCTCTGGGAATCAAGGTGTCAGACCTTGTGTCCCGAGCGGAGTCCATTGCCGCGAGAACTGGGCTTGAAGATAAGGAGGGTGATATACACTAGTTCATGTTCCTATCCTTTCCGGTAGGGGCAATGCTTTGGGGTGCGTCCGATCTTGGCGGATGAGTACGACAGCAAGAAGGCTGAACTCGATAAAAGGCAATCGGATTTGGATAGTCGGTCATCTGAGCTTGACTCACGCGAGAACGCGGTAAAGCAACGGGAGGACGCCGCGGCAGCGTCGGGCTCATCTTATTCCTCCGACGACTCCTCGACCGGTTGGGCGTATTACAAGAACTGTTCAGCAGCGCGAGCTGCCGGCGCCGCGCCATTGTATCGGGGCCAGCCGGGCTATCGTTCGTCATTGGACCGTGACGGTGACGGAATTGCCTGCGAATGGCACTAAATAAGTAGAATATGAAGAACCAACCCAATAAAGAGAAGGGAATAATAATGAGCGAGCCACAGCAACAACCCGTACCGGCCCCATCGCACAAGACTGAAGGCAAGGGTACCGTCACCCTGAAATGGTGGCAGCTTCTGGTTGCGGCGATTGTCGTGGTGGCGCTGTCGGTAGGAGTTGCCGTTGCCGTGAACACAGCAATCCGCAATAATACTGATGAAGCCGCCTCGTCCAAGGACTACAAGAAACCGGAAAAGGCAAAACCTCAGCAAACGGAGAAGCCCAAGACAAGCAGCCGAGGCAACCTCATCAAACGAATAGGCGACACTGCCAGCATCTATAAGAGTCAGGCAGACAAAACCCTACTCGCTTCATGGACCGTAACCAACATAACCCTTGACGCACCATGCGTCCCGGCTTACGAAGGAGCTGAAACAAGCCCTGCAAACGGTCATTTCGTCGTTCTGGACATCACCGTTGAAACAACTTCCGATTTTGATTCGGATTCCTATGGGCCTTTGGGACTGGGCGCTCCCGGCTATTGGACGTATATTCAAAATGATGGCACCCAGTGGAACGGCAATCTCGATGGAACCAGTTCAAAGATAACAACCTACACATGCCTACCCGAAAATCAGCGGCTTCCCCAGATAATAGGCCAAGGGGTGAAGGCTCAAGGCAAGGTGCTGTTTGATCTTCCGTCAACGGATGGATACTTGGTCTATGGCAATGAGAGCGGACATGGCTGGGAATATCCTTTAGCTGGACATGCCAGTGCCTGATTCCACAGCATAATGGCATTAATGGTCCCGTTCTCCTGTATCGGAGGACGGGACCATTTTGTTGGGCTCACCGATATGGTCAGGCCTTCCATTCGATCTGTTTCAGGCCAAGCCCGTCGCTTATCGTCTCCATGCCTCGCATCAAATCCTCCACCGGCACGGTGCGGTAATGCTCGCTCATGGCTATGCTCGAATGGCCGACGATGCGTTGGATGATGCCGGGATCAACCTTCATGTGGAACAGGAGCGATACGACGGAGTTGCGGCATTCATGCCCGTACCGGTTCTCGTAGTCGGGGATGCCCGCCCTGCGCATGAGGTCGCGGAACGAGGCCCTGTCATCCAACGCGGCCAACGGCATACCCTCGCGCGTCCTGAATATCAGGTTGTACGGGTTCGGGATGATATTCTCCGTGGCCTCCAGATACCGGTGCACGACGGTGCCCAACTGGGGGATTATCGGCACGACCTTGCCTCTCGCGGACTTCGGCGGCGTCAAAGCGTACCCCTTGCACAGGTGTATCATGTCGTATCCGTCCGGCACCCTCCACCGGTATCGGGGGCAACTCGAAGGCCGTTTGAAGCCGCACGGGTATCTTCCGTCCCTGCCGGGCTCCCCGCACCCATGCTCCTTGTCGAGGCTTTCCAGTTTCCAGTTCACCGTGTAGGTGCCTATCCATATCTCGCCGCTGTCCGGGGTTTCCAACGTCTTGTCCCGCCACAGGTCGAGATCGTCCAACGTGGCTCCCAGTATCTCCCCCTGCCTCATGCCGGTGAGCAGCCTCCACCATTGGCGTGCGCCCAGAAACAGGTCGTCGGAGGACGCTTCGAGCATGTCCTGCATCTGCTCCACGGTGAACGCCTTGCGGTCCTGCGTGCCGCTGCGCTTGTCCGCCGACACGGCCACGGGCCCGTTGATGGTGCGCCGGTCCCCGGCCAATCCCATGTCCCTGCGTTTCGGCCTTGCCGCGCTGGTGACCGGACTGGTGGGTATCAGCCGGTCGGCCACCGCCGCCTTGAATATCTGGTTAAGGATGTTGTAGAAACCCAACTGCCGGTCGTATGAGCATGGGGTGCCGTCGAGGTTGCGCATGTTGGCTATCATGCGCTGCACCGCCGAGGCGGTCACTTCGCCCAGCTTCTCGTTCGCGTACCTGCTCAGATGCACGCTTATGAGGCTCGCGTAGTTGCCGGTGGACGCGGGTTTGAGGTCGCGTTTCTTCATCTCGAACCATTGCGCCGCGTATTCCCCGAGACGGGTGGCGCGGTCCACGCCCATGCCCCATTCGGTTTTCTCCTTGAGGGCTTCGGCTATCTTCCTGTCGCATTCCTTGTAGGTCTTGGCGGACACCCATCGGCCGTCCACCTTGGCCTGCCAGTTCACGTATGTCTTTACCGTGCCGTCCTTGAGTGTTTTCCGCTGCTCGTGGCGGATGGGGTAGACCGCTCCGGTTTTCCTTATCCTAGGCAT